GCGTCACGATTCTTCTACGTCGCCAAAGCACCAACCAAAGAGCGGCCGAAAGTTGACGGCATCGCACACCCAACCGTCAAACCACTCACACTCATGCGCTGGCTGGTGAAGCTGGTCACCCCCAACGGTGGCACCGTGCTCGACCCGTTCGCGGGCACCGGCACCACTTTGGAGGCAGCCCACCTGGAGGGATTTAAGTCCATCGGCATCGAGCGCGAGTGTGACTACCTGCCACTAATCGCAGCCCGGATGAAGCAACACTTGGGGCAGGAGGGACTACCGGCGTGAGGAATCTGCGAGTGGTCGAGTTGGAACAGATGAGAGGGCTTCTGCCCTAGCTCCGCTGTTGACATAAACCCAGGGGAAGTGTAGGTTGGTGGAACACCCCACCGAGAGGAACCAATGACAACCAACTCTGCAGGTCCCCTGGTCCTACTGTCCGGCGGCCTTGATTCGCTGGTCGCACTCGCCGTCGAGATGGACTGGGATTCGCGTCCGGCCGCCCTGTCGGTCAGCTACGGCCAGCGTCACCGACTGGAACTGAGCCGGGCGCGGGTCATCGCCGCCCACTACGGCGTCCCGCACTACGTGCTCGACCTGACGAGCTGGGGCGCCTTGGTGCGGTCGTCACTGACGGACGCTGCCGTTCCGGTGCCACACGGGCACTATGCCGACCCGGCTATGGCCGCTACGATCGTCCCCAATCGGAACGCGACCCTGCTCATGGCAGCCGCCGGCATTGCCCAGTCTCAGGGCCGCAGCGCCGTGGTGATCGGGGTTCACGGCGGTGACCTGCCCGTCTACCCGGACTGCCGGCCGGACTTCATCGACGCAGCCGACGTGGCCGTCGGACTAGCAACGGAGGGGGCTGTTTCGATCCGGGCACCGTTCCTCGGGATCAGTAAGACCGAGGTCGTGCGCCTCGGGCTGCAACTCGGCGCGCCGCTTGACCTTTCCTACTCCTGCTACGAGGGCCGTGCACTGGCCTGCGGGGAGTGCGGTGCCTGCGTCGAGCGCGCCGAGGCGTTCGCCGACGCCGGGGTGTCAGCATGATCGCCACCATCACCAAGGACTTCACAATCAGCATCTCGCACCAACTCAATGGACTGCCGGAGGGACATCAGTGCGCCCGGCTGCACGGTCATAACGTGATCGTGCGAGTGGAACTGACCGGACCGGTGAATGACGTCGGTATGGTTCTGGACTACGGCGAGTTGTCGGTGTTCGGCAAGTTCCTGGAGGAGTCGTTCGACCACCGACACCTCAATGAGGCCGTGTCGTTCAACCCGACGGCCGAAAACATGGCGGCCTACCTCTACCAGTGGTGCGATCGGGAGATGTGGCCGGTCTCTGCTGTCTCCTGGTCCGAGTCACCCAAGACGTGGGCCACCTATCGGGGTCTGCAGTGATCCCTGTCGTGGAAATCTTCGGCCCAACCCTGCAGGGCGAGGGGCCTGCGGCCGGGCGCAATGCCGTTTTCCTGCGCCTCGGTGGCTGCAATCTCTCCTGCTCCTGGTGCGACACCCCGTACTCCTGGGACGGTTCGAGGTTCGACCTTCGCAAAGAGATCACCCCGATGACCATCGAAGAGATCCTGCAAGCGTTACCGGCTGCGGAGATCGTGGTGGTCACCGGCGGCGAGCCACTGCTCCATCAGCGAAACCCGCTCTGGGCTCAGTTGATGACGCAACTCAAAGTTCGGTATTCGGTGCACCTAGAGACGAACGGCACCATCGCGCCATTCGCGATCACCCGCGCTTGCTGTGACCTAATCGCCGTGTCGCCGAAGATGCCGCACGCGGGTGATCACCACGGCCGCAACCCTGCTCCCTGGAGTGGGTGGCCCAGCGTCCCTGCGGCATTCCTAAAAGTCGTGGCCCAGACACCGGATGACGTTGTCGGCGCAGCCGCGTCGGCACAGGCTTGGGGCTGGGCAAGGGATCGAACGTGGGTTATGCCGGAAGGACAAACCACTGACGAGGTCGGAGGGAGGTGGCCGACGATCGCGGGCGCCGCTGCTGCTCTCGGAATCAATGCCAGCCACCGCCTCCACCTACTCGCCTGGGCTGATGAGCGTGGACACTGACGCATGCGCTATTTCGCAAACCCGTCGACGCCGTCCGTCCGGGCGGCCATGAGCGCCGGCCTGATCGACTGCATCACCACCCCAGTCCAGGGCAACCTGACACCCGAGGGCGCCTGGTTCTGCGCCGACAATGGCTGCTTCGGCAAGGGCTACCCCGGTGACGAGGAATGGCTGGCCTGGCTGCAGACCAAACCGTTGGAACGGTGCCGGTTTGCGACAGCTCCCGACGTGGTCGGCGACGCAGCGGCGACCCTCGTCAGATCCCGTCCATGGTTGCCGAAGATCCGCGCACTGGGCGTGCCGGCCGCATTCGTCGCCCAGAACGGGATCGAGCGCACCGTTGTGCCGTGGGATGAGTTTGACGTTCTGTTCATCGGCGGCACGCAGGAATGCCTCCCGTGCAGCTACACCCGGCCGATCGACGCACCCAAGCCGCCAAGGAACCATCGGCCCAGGTGCCCGCATTGCAACCTCCCGGTGACCGAATGGAAGCTGGGAGAGGTTGCCCGCCGACTCATTGCCGAAGCCAAGCGGCACGGCAAAGAGGTCCACATGGGCCGGGTGAACTCTAAGATGCGGTTCGACTATGCCGCATCCATTGGCTGCGATTCGGTCGACGGCACCTACGTGTCGTTCGGCCCAGACATCAATCTCCCGAAACTGCTCGGGTGGCTCGAAAATCAGGAGGCAGCGTGAGGAATCTGCGAGTGGTCCGGCCGGACACGATCGTCGGCCCGTGCCCGGAATGCGAGAGCGACGGGCCGCACGAGATCCTGGACGACGAAGGGGATTACGTCGTGGCCCGGTGCGCGGACTGCAAGGTCGAGTTCGAGGTGGAGATGTGAGCGACCAGCCGATCCCAGCCGCCAAGACCAGTGCCCGCGTGTACGTCTCCGGCGGCATGACCTTCGAGCACAACCCACTGACCGGCGACACGATCGTCAGTGGCGTGCTGATCTACGAGCCGCTGGCACCGGGCAAGATCCGGTTGTCCAGCAAGCGCCGCGGCGGTAGCACCGAGATCGGGGCCAATGGATGAGCGCGAGCCCGCAGATCGGCCCCTCCTGGTATCTGATGAATACGTCATCGCGTGACCTCTCCAGAGTGCTATTCGAGGCCCGAGAGCGGATCTCGATGCAGATCGACGTCACGGAGTCACAGACCGGCAAGCCGGACGACTGGGGACGGAGGCTGCTTCTGGAGATCGACTCGATCCGGACACGCGAGCAGTGGAATCCGCATGGCTTCGGTGGTGAGGCATGAGAATGCGCATGGAGGTGATGGCGATGTTCTGGGTGGGCGACAATCCGGCGCGCGCCGAGTTGGCTGCGAATGCTGTCGCACCACTGTACGAGGACGTCTATCCCGGTCAGAGGCTGATCACCATGCGCCGCGATGGCCAGCTCTACCTGGCGTACATGACCGAGATGGCGCTCGAAGGCGACGAACAGGAATGGATGCGATGACACGGCGAGTGAAGCTGCAGCTCGCGCTGTGCTTGGCCAGCGTCACCATCGCGGTCGTGTTCCTGACCATGACGCAGGACAGTTGGCTGCGGACGGTGGGTGGGGTTCTGCTCCTCTTCATTGCGCTTGTGCAGGTGTCGCTGACGGTCCGCGAATCATCCACCGAGAGGAGCAAGTGATGGCGAAGATCCCAGCCACCTGGGACTGTGGCCCGGACGCTGACGAGTACGCCGGCGACCGTGGCGAAGCACGCCAGGCGGTCCAGCGTGGCGATGAGGAGTTCGACTACTCGGGCCGGAGCCGGCACGCTGATGGCCCGTATCACGCCGCTGAGTACTTCCGTCTGGAAGGGAACTTCCCCGAATGGTGAACATCTTGCCGCCCGGCGGTTGCCCGTACTGCGGGGTAATCAACCGGGAATCCGAAACGATCCTGGGCGCCGACACAACCGAACCGGGCGCCATCATGATCTGCGAGTCATGCGCCCAGTTCTCGATCTACATCGGGCACGGTGCCACCCGTAAGCCCGACGCCTGCGAGCGTGAGACCCTGCTGGAGGACCCGGATCTCCGGCTCGCGCTCCTGCAGGCGGAACTGGACCTGCTCTGATGGCGATCATCGTTCCAGAGGAGTTGAACTACGCGCAACGGCAAGCATTGCCAGCCGCCTATCACCAACCGCACTGGGATGGCCTGGGCGAGCCACACTCCTGGATCTGTACGGTCTGCTGGGATGACGGCTTGCAGACGCCGTGGCCCTGCGAGGCGGCACGGTCCGGGAACAACGGGCTGGAGATCGCGCGTGCTGGTGGATTGTCGTACTCGTGGTAGCCATTGAGACCTGGACTCTCCGGCCCGAGTGGACCAAGCCTCTCCAGTCGATGAACGATCGCCCCCACTGGGCCGTGAAGGCGAAGGCGATTGCCCGGTGCCGGGAGTGGGCGATGAACGCGGCTACAGCGGCTTTGATCCCGCCACTGGAGCACTGCATCGTTGAGATGGTGTGGACCGTCCCGGACCGCAAGCGCCGCGACGAGGAGAACCCCATGTACGACTTCAAGGCCATCTGTGATGGCCTGGTCGACGCTGGGGTGACGCCGGATGATATTCCGAAATGGATGACGAAGCTCATGCCGCGCATCGAATACGTCAAGGGCGAGGCACGGGTCGAGGTTATCGTCACCGGCACTCCGATTGCACCCACGGACTAGCTGTTGACGCTGCGGGATGCTACGCTCGGGACATTACCCCACCCGAGAGGAGTCACATGGGCTGCCCACCTGGAATGCACGGATGCGCTGCGACATGCGGCCACCGTAACTGGGTGAACGACTACCGTCAGGAGCGCGAGCGGCAGGAGACCCTGGCCGCAAATGCCAGCCTGGGGTACGACACCGAGTACAAGGAATGGGTCGCCGACCACCCACTGCCCACTCTAAGGGAGTGGATGAAGCACAGAGAGAAGGCGCCGGACATGGCAACGGACGGGTGGTCCGACGACAGCGACCGACTCGCCAACTGGGACCAGAAGGCGGAGCAGCAGCGCGCGCGAGAATTGCAAGACCTCGACCGCAAGGCCGAGGCCGCGGCCGAGAAGGTCGAGATGCAGCGCTACCTGGCCGTCGACATCGAACCGCCGACACTGCAGGAGACCCGCGACTACAACGAGACCGGCCTGCTTGGCGCGGCCATGGTGTCGGACGAGGCCCTGCCTGCCCTACAGACCGTGCGGAACGAGTTCACCGACGCCTTCCATGAGAACGTCGGTAAGGCGATCCTGGACCAGGTCAACGACGGCGCTGCGCACGACGCCGAGACGGTTACCGCGGTCCTGCGGGAGCGCGGCCAGCTTGTCATCGAGGCCGATACGGAGTTCCCCCTGCGCCGCGTCGAGCCGGCGGAGTACGGTTTGGGCGCGTGGGCACACGGGGCAAACCCGGCAGACGCGAACGCGCTGGCCCAGGCGATCCGTCAGGACACCCGCGGTCGCTACCTGGAGGGCGTGGGAGAACGAGCACTGACATCCGCCCGCGAGGCACTGGAGGCCGGCGAGGACCCTGGCTTGGCCTTTGCGCGCACCGCGAACGACCTGGTCGCCATGCCAGCCAAACTGGACCTCGACCTGCGGGAGATCCGGAACACGGCAACCCTGGAAGCGGTCGACACACGCACGCCGCGGCCGGTGGTGCTGGCCAGCGAGGCCACGACACCCAACCTTGGTTTGCCTGCACGGCCGAAGACGATGAACCTGCGGGCCGTCGCTTCGGCCTGACCGCCATCGACCTGCGGGTCTGCGATGAGCGTGAGACCCAGATCATTCAACGCTTCATGGAAGGCCGTCGTGCGCATCTCTGAGAACCTGCTCGTTCAGCAGGTTGACGACCTGCTCGTCATCGTTGACGAGTCATCCGGCCAGGAGGCGACCATCTACGGGTGGGATCTAGTGGCCTTCACTCGCAAGGCTCAGGAAGAGGCAGTGCGGGGGGTCGACGTGATCGAAGTCGACGGCCTGCTGATTCACCGGTCGGCATTCAAGAACCTGTTCGTGGCCCTGACGTACTTCGCCGGCACCCTCACTAGCGACACCGGCCACTTCACCGAGGCCGACTCCGAGTGAAGAGGAAAGCGCTGACGTGCGATCAGGCGATGCGACTGGTCGTATCGTGCCTGATCGGTTCGTTGGCCGTATTGACGGGGGTGCTCATCGGCCTGATCATCGTGGCTACCACCCGGTGAGACACTGGATCGGTGAGCGGCTGCGACGCCTAGCGGACCGAATCGATGACGACGGCGCGCCGCGGTACATGGGCTACTCGTTCACCTTCGAGCGTGGTGTGGGGATCGTCTTCCGCCAGGACGGAACGGTTCGCATGGAGGACCACAAGGGCTGTCCGCTGATGTATCGCAACCGCGCCGACTATGAACTGGCACACGAGCGCGCGGTCTCCTGATAGCGGAAAGCCCGGCCGCGCCAGTAGTGGCAAGCGACCGGGCTCTCGGGCAGCGTCGGTTAGACGTTGACGTCACCAGCGGGGTTGGGATTGTCCGCCGGTGGGTTGTCTGCGGGCGGGTTGTCCGTCGGGGGCTGGTCCACCGGGGGGGTATCCGTGGGCGGCTGATCGGTCGGGGGGGTGTCGGTCGGCGGCGCCGGCTGGTCAGGAGTCGTGGAATCCGGGATGCGGTCCGCGAGGGCCTGGGACTTCTGTACGACCGCCTGCAGGGCCGCGTTCTGCTGATCCAGGGCCGCGGAGACCTGGGTGGCCACCTCGGCGGGCAGGGCGTCGACCTGGGCCTGGAGGGCGGTGTTGGCCTGCTGCAGCGTCTGGACGCTGCCCTGGAGGCCGTCGATGTCCCCCGAGATGTTGTCGAGGTTCGCGCTGATCTGTTCTGCGGATGACACGAGCTTGTCCACCTTCACTGTGAGGGTGGCGAGCATTGCCGCCACCGTGTTGACCGTCTCGGCCACCTGGCCGAGTCCATCGACCGTGATCGAGATATTGCCTGTTGCCATCAGTACCCTCCGGCCGTCGAGGTAAACCGTACCGGTGATCGGGCGTTCACGCACCGCCTACTTTCGCGCCGTGTTGAAAGAAGAGGCGATCGGCTTCGAGGGCGTCGACCTGGGCACTGCGGGCCTGGTAGTTCGCGCCAAAGGGGTACGGCAGTCCGGTGGCCGGATCGATGCGCACGGCATCGAACTGTGACCGCTGGACCCGCTGCGCGCTACTGGACTCGTTGTCCGTTAGCCAGTTCGGCGCGTATTTCAACATCTCGGTCAGGAATCGGACGGTCGCGGTGAACGGATCCATGGACCCGATAACCGTTCCCCAGCCTTGGGATTCACGCTGTTGGTAGAGCCCTGTGCTGTCCAGATCCTTGCCGTAGCCGTCGTTCGGGATGACCTTGATCGACTCGGGTACTGACTTGTTAGCAAGGTTACGAAAGTCACTCTCCGTGAATACTACGCGATAGCAAATCCGTTTCGCCTTCGCGAGTTGCGCGGCCGACCACTGGCGGTCGGCGCCGAACTGTTCGACGGCCCGATCGATCTCACCCCGGTAGTCATCACGCTTGTCGGCTACCGGGGTCGTCAAGGGGTGAGTTTCAAGACCTGACCGATGGAGATGTTGTTCGGGTCAGCGATGTTGTTCCAGGTCTGCAGCTCCTGGACGGTGTGCCCTGTGGCTTTCGCAATGGCACCGAGAGAGTCGCCGGCCTTGACGGTGTACGTCGGTGGTGCGGGCGGCGGCGGAACGGGCACTTGTAGGGCACTGAGGATGCGGTCCAGCTTGCCGGAGATGTCCCCGCCCTGGCCCCAGAGGTCCCCGAGCCGATCCCCGCCGTCTGCTCTGCCGCCGCCGAACAGGATTCGGTTGACACCGTTCCCGACGCCACGGGAGTTGCCGATGAGCAGCTCAACACCGAACTCGTCCATGTTCGCTGGCTCACCGTGCGGCCAGTCCTTCCAGGGGATGCCTGCCCAGTCCAGAGCCCGCCGTCGCGCTCCGAGCCGGTCCATGCTGGGGACCCCCCAGTAGGTGCCACTGAGGAGGTTGCATTCATAGATGGTGCCGTGCCATCCGACGTAGTAGATAACGACGTTGTCTGCCATTGTCGATCAGCTCCAGTGCAAGAGTTGGTTGAGGAACGGGTGCCCAGAGGGGACGACAACGGGCGGCTTGCTGGGGTCCGGCGGCACGACGACTGGGCCGCCGCCCGCAAGGTTCTGGCGGGCCAGGCTGGTCATGATGGCCATGTCGGACGGCGTCCCGAGCGCCTCGACATGCATCCAGTCTTTCTTGCCGGAATAGTCTGCGCCGCAGCCGAATCCGTAAGAGCGGAACAGGTTATAGGCCCAGTCGGGAATGTCATGGACACCACTGCTCGTGTACGGATTGTTCGGCGCGTTGATGTCGACCGCGAGGCCCCAGGAATGGTTGCTCGGAGTGTTCGATCCAGAGATGGCTCTGCACTCCGCGCCCCAACACCAGCCGGGATGGAACATATAGCCGCGTCGCTCGATCTCATTGCCGATCAGCGTGAACAATTCCGCGATGCCGCGGTGCACGCCACCGGCGATGCTCGTGCCGGATCGAGACAGCTTGACCTGGACGATATTGCCCGCCATGCCACCGCAGGCGGGCCATCCCGAACCCCATCCCTTGGAGTTGGCAAGGCGGCTGTAGTCCGTTGTCGAGGCCCCGCTGGGCAAGATCACGAGACCTGCTCCCCGGTCAGCTCAGCGACGTCGTCCTCGGTGAGGTTGTGAACCTCGGTCCACGACCTGTCATCGACAGCCTCGGGGGCGACCTCCCGATTGACGCCGACGGCGCTGGGGTCGGTCTCATAGCCGGGGACGAGCTTGTCCCGAATGGCCGCCGACACGTCCGGCGGCAGGATGTTCGTCACTGTTGACTCCAACGGGTTACTTGGGTTGACCCTCGGTAGCTACTGTAACGCCGCGCGGCGCCGGACGGGGGATGGTCGCCTCCCGTCGTTCCCGGCCGTGACAGTCGCAGTAGCAGGGTGCATGGCAGAACTTGCAAGAGGCTCGACACCTTGCATGAAAGGCGTCGATGACCTCCTGGTCCTCCGCGATGGCCGCGTGCCAGCAGGCCGTCGACAGGTAGACGTGCCCGGTCACCCGTAGTCCTTCACGACCGCGTTGCCGGAATCGATCAGGGCCTGGTTCAGCTCATGCCCCTCGGTGCACAGGATGGTGGCGATATACCGACCGAACGAGTCGGTCAGCGTCAGGGCGCCATCCTCGCCGGGCACCTTGACGGTCCGGGCGACGAGATACTTGCCGCCGTGCAGGTGTTCCTTGCACCAGGCTGCGGTGAACGCCTTCGCAGCCATGCCGGCCGCCTTCGTAGCGGCCCGATTCTTCTCCGGACAGTTCAGTCCATGGAGGCGGTACTCGATGCCCTTGTAGGCGGCCTGGTGGTAGCCCAGGTCGACCAGATCCGTCGTGATCGTGTCACCGTCGATGATCCTCGAAGGAATGAACCTGCGTTCGTAGTCATCCATCAGGTCGTCCCTGGGTTGATCTCGGTTTTCTCCACGATGGCCTCCACGACCTCGCTGGCCACGTCGGAGTCGCCCATCTCGACCTCGACACGGGACGACTGCCAGGCGCCCAGGGAGGACATGACCAGAGCCCAGGTCGACAGCAGCGTCACGAACGTGACCGACTGGGACCAGCCGGTGAGGATCGAGACCGGCGTCATGACGATCCAGAAGATGACCGAGAAGCCGTTGAACCGGCGCATGACCAGCGGGCTGACCTCCGGCGTCCATATCTTCATGACGGGGCCACGCAGACCGGTGGTGGCACCTGTAGCTGCAGGGTGAGCGCCGCCACGAGTTGGGTCTGGCTGGCGCCGTCCATGCCGGGGTTCGCGGAGTTGACGATCTGGGCGATGGCCGCTGGCATGGCCTGGTTGTAGGCGTTGAGCTGCTCGACGCGGGCCTTGCAGGTCTCGTAGGCGTCGGTCTTGATCCGATCGTCGGCCTGCTCACCGCGGTAGGCGAAGTACCCGATGGCCGAGAACATCACGATGAACAGGAACAGCAGCCGCCGGTTCACGGTGGTTGTCCGCTTATCCCAGCGCGCCTCGAAGTGACGTGCCCGCTCGTCCATGATGTGCTCGACCTCGACCGCCACGGGGGTTTTCCCGTGGACGTGGAACGTTTCGGCGCTCGCGTCGGCCATGGCTAGTCCGTTCGGGGGTCTGCACCGCATGAGGCCACCGGAAATGGGGGCACCTTCCCCTGGTTCTGCTGGTTGTATGCCTCGATCTCGGCCTGCCGCTGGATACAGAGGTCGTACCGGGCGTATTCGATACGGTTGGCGTTCAACTGCTGGCTGATGGTCACCAGCACCATGCTGGCGACCAGCAGGACGAACAGGAAAATGAACTGCTGGCGCAGTCGCTTCAACTCGCGGTCGACCTTGCGGCGCCGCTCATACTTCACGGCCGGGTGCTCCGGGTCGTGCCAGGGGATGGTCTCCTCGGCCCTGCTGTCGCCACTCATTGCCGCGGGTCCTGTCCGCAGTCCTCCAGGGGCTGCAGGAATGACTGCAACTGGGCGATGGCGACCTTGCCGTCAGGAGTCTGTCCGCCGGCGCCCTGGGCGATCCGGTCGATGAACACCTGCCGCACCTGGTTGATCGCCGTCGAGGTGTCGTTCCGCTTCACACAGGCGTCGTAGAACCCATTCGAGAGCCTGGCGTCGGTCGACTCCGTCCGGTAGGCCAGCAGGACAAAGGCGGCCACGAGGAGGGCAAACACGAACATCAGTTGGCGGTCCCGCCGCTGCCCGGCCTTGTGTCGGTCGTAGTACTCGGCCCGGAACGCCGCCAGGTCACCCTCAGTGGGCTCAGCGCCCTTCGCTGTCTGACTGATGGCCTTGTCCGCGATCACCGCCTCGGCCAGTGCCGGATCCGCGTGACCCTCAATGTCGGGCATGTCGATGCCTCTCGATCTCTGGAGCCTTGGGCTGCGGCGGGAGGATGATCTGGCCGCTCTTGGGGTGCACTGTGATCACGATTGGTGGTGCCCACATTCGCCGCACCACATGCAGCACGGTGACGAACTGAATTACCAGGAGCGGAACCAGTGTCCAGAGATTCCGCTCCAGTCCTGCCGCCAGCGTGGCACAGGTCATCAGCCAGAACGAGGATTCCGGGTATGCGCGAATGATGACGCACGCGCGGTGCGCTTGGTGTCGGACTGTCATGGGCCGCCTGCCGGGGTGGACGTGGATTGTCCCGGCGACGACGGCGAGTTGGAGGGGTCACCCGGCTGCGGAAGGATCTGCGGCGGGGGAGGGACCGCGATGACCGGCGGCGGATGCTTCTCGTCCGAGCGCAGGAATAGCGGCAGGCCCATCATCGCACCGAACAGAATCAACAGCGTCGGTCGATCGGTCTGATCGATCAACGTCACATAACCCACCCCGGCCAATCCGCCCACGAACAGCAGGGCGGTCCGGACCTCAGTGAACGTCGGCTTGCGTCGCGCCATCATCACGAGTCACCACCGGCCCCCCCGGCGTCGTTGCGGGCGGGTCTCAAAGCACCGATCATGTTCCGGCCCCTGCGGCTCGCCCACTCCCGGCTAGTGGAGTTTCGGGTGTTGCCTAGTGGAACCAGTATTCCCCACGTCACCCAGTCGGACGCATCTTAGCCGCGTGCGGCGCCGAACTGGGTCAATCCAACGTTGTATTGAACCCCCTGTGCACCGGTAGGAGCACTGCCGCTATCGACGACCATAATGACCTGGATATTGATGACGCTGACACTGGCGGGCAGGGCCATGGCACAACCGCCGCCCGCCGAGAAGATCCATGAACGGTGGTTGCTATGCCATCTAAACCGGCGCAACTCCTGACTCAGATTCTGTCCAGAGATGATAAGCACCCCTCCAACGTTAGGAATCCCCCCACCGGCGGCCGGGTCGCCCACGGTGATGTTTACCTGCACGTCTATCCAGCACCAACCAATGGCCGCCGCCGCAGTGTCCTGATTGAATAGAGCTACTTGCGTGCCAGGCGGGGCGGCGACGCCGATGTCACTGTTCCACGATGACCGGGTAATGAAGGTGGTCATCTTGTTCTCGGTGGCCGTGGCCAGTGCCTGGAACGCTGCAGGGCCGTCGGCCTGGGTCGGCAGTTCCGGCCATGGGAGGCCGAGGTTCGGTGTTGCGCCCATCAGGCATTCACTCCCTTGTGCGGCGCCAGGTGCGTTCCGCAGTAGCTGTCAAAGTCGGCATCGGCCCGGCGGACCTGGGTGATGGTCTCGGCGACGATGCCGGTAATGCTGACCGCCGCAGGACTACCGGGTCGGCCGCGGAGCAGTACCTGGATGAGGTCCGCAGCCGTGCGGGCCTGCAGCACCTGGCACCGGGTGGTCTCCAGGACCGTGGACGGGTCACTGAGATTCGGACGGCAGTTCAGACAGGCGACCCAGTCCAGGTCGTCCCGCAGGCCATCGCCGACGGAGTCGAGGATCCGGCCACGCGCGCACTGACTGGCCGCTCGGTGGGCAACTAGGGATCGCCCTACCTTGCTGACGACATACCCACCGCGCGGCTCTGCGGTCTCGCCGGCCAGGGGTAGTCGGTAGACGGTCAGCTCGGTCCAGCGGGGCGCCCCGGGCCGGGCGGTGGTGGTGGCGCTGAGCACGGCGGCCATGAATTGCAAGTCATGTTCGCCGTCGCGGGCCTGTCGGAGCAAAACTGAGGTGTCCATGACTCAGCGCTCCGCAAGCTGGTAGGTGGAGGCTCCCGGCCCGCGCTGGACGACGGGGTTCCGATGCCAGGCGAGCAGGCCGCGCTTCACCAGGGACTGCGCGCGAGCGTGCACGTTGTGCGTGGTGCCGCCGACGGCCTTGGTGATCTGTTGCAGCTCCCGCGCCTCGCCGTCGGCCAGGTAGGCGAGAATCGCGTCGTCCAGAGGCCGGTCCGGCACAGTCGGTTCGCGAGGGATAATTTCGGTGATGGTTTCCATCACGCACCAACTCGCACGATCGCGCACGGTGCCAGGTCGATCGCGGCCCAACGGTGTGCCTCTAGGCTGTACTCGTTGATCCGGTGGTCGTACCCGACGCCACCCTCCTCGTCCAATTCGGACAGCCGGACGATGATCTCGCCCGTGAAAAACACATGCGGCGTGGCCGGGTCGTCATAGCCGTCGGAGATGACGACCCTGTCGCCCCAGATCGAGTCGACCTCCTCCGGTCCGTTGATCTGCAGCAGGCCAGCGCCGAGGAGATCGCCAGCCAGCAGCGGCGGCACGTGCAGGATCGGGTGTTCGTTGCGGGAGACCACCGAGTGCACCCAGAGCTTCCGCGCCGCGGCGACCGCGGTCCTCCAGTTCGCCGCCGTATTGCCAGCCAGTGATACGGACTGCACCCCCGCCGCGCCGACCCAGGTGTCCGCCCCGGTGGGGGTCTCCATGACCAGTGCCCGACTCACGGCGTAGTCCGTCTTAGCGATGACCGCCTCGGTGAACCAATCCTTGTCGTCGTCCTGCTCACAGGAGACCGACTGTCGGAGGTAGTACCGGATCGGCACGGGCGTGACGTCGTACTGCGTCTTGGTGGAGGTGACGGTGCCGATCAGTGGCGTCACCGTCGCATCCCAGGCCGCGGTGGACGAGTCCGGTGGGCAGGGGACCTGCAGCTCCACCGAGACGGCGCACTCCCGGGAGACGCCTTTGTAGCCCATCTGCCAGTGGTTGGCCATGCGGTCCTGCGGGTTCACCGTCGCCGCATCGAGTAGCTTCACTACGATCTCCCTTGTTCTCGGTCAAGCATGGACTACGTCAGCGGTGTAAAGGTCAACAAACCGGAACTGCCGGTAAAGATGGCGGTGTAGTCTCCCCCGCCGACGCCGACCCCGAGCGCCTGGCCACGGATCAGCAGCGGCGCCCATTCCAGGGGGAGTCGCACGTCGGTGGGTGTCAGTAATGGCGGCGCGGCGATGCGGTACGAGCCGGTGGTCACGAGGACGCCCGTGGGGTCGGCGGAGGCGTGCAGGACGAACTCCAGTGGGGTCGCAGTCTGCGCCGTGACCCGGATCGACAGCGACGCCAACGGCTGGATACCCGCGCCGGGCGTGGTGGCCATGCCCGGATAGAACCAGCAGCCGACCTGATCAGGTGACTCGATCAGCGACCCGGTCTGCCAGGTTCCGGTCGAGAGGGTATACGTGGCAACTGACGTCGAGGCCACAGTCACCGGCGCGCGAGGTGCCGGCGTCACTGGCGGTGTCGTGGTCTGGGTGTTCGAGCCCAGTGCGATCATGCCGTTGGTGTCGGAGGACAGGACGTGGACGACGTCGCCGACCTTCGGGGTGTACTGGTCCATGACGCCGACGTTGGTAACGAGGCCGCCGCGATAAACCATCGTCAATGTCTCGCCGGTGATGGCGGTAACTCTCCCGATGATCCACTTCACGCCGGGGTCGACCACCAGTGCCGCTGCCAGATCCATCAGAGCACCGCCCGTGCAATCACCTTGGAAGACAGGGTTTCGACGGCCATGTCACCGTCGATCTCCAGCGTGACCGTGGACTTCTGGATCAGGTGATTCTCGTAGGTGGCATCGATCAGTTCCACCGTCACCGTGTCACCGACCTCCAGGAAGCCCAGTGGGACCGTGTTGAACGTGATCGTGGAGTTCGCCGCCAATGACTGCGCGAGCAGGTTGTTCGCGACGCGCTGAGCCTGGGCGTCGGTGTTGAAAAACTGGGACTCGTAGAAGCGCGGCACCTGACCGAACCCGCCCTGCAGCGGGTCGGCGAAGTAGTACGTCGGCGACGTCGGATCATTGTCGTAGGCCCAGCCCCACACCGGCAGCACGTTCGGGTCCGACGATGACCCGGACGACGACACGGCGTTGTAGACCTGGTCACGGGTGTCCTTGGTCTTGCGGTGGATCAGCACACCCTCGTCACCCTCGTTGATCAGGTAGACCGGTGCCTGGTTCACCAGGTCCGGCGCGTCGGCGATGACGAACTCACCATTGGCGTTGCAGAAGACCTCGGCATTGACCGAATCCGCCAGGGCTGTGATTGCATCCCAGCGCTCCGAATCCCACGGCGCCGTCGCGGTGATGAGCCGGTCCGTCGTTGCCAGGATCCGGATCGGAACCGACGGCAGCGCCTCCTGAATCAGTGTGACGATGAAGGCGATGGTGGACGTGCCCTTGGGTGGTGTCCGCGGCCGGATGAACCGGGCGTCGATGACGTAGGACTCCAGGCCGGCACCGGTCAACTGGATGACGCCGGTCTCATCCCGAGTCAACTCATCCACCCGGAACTCGCCCATCTGGAAGCGCTCGGCGACCCCGATGGACTCGATCCCCCGGTACGCCTTGAATCGGCACTTCTGGACGTTGATGTCCTGACCCTCATTCCGCTGCAGAGCCAGGGTGACGTTGCAGTTGAGGCGGGTAGAACTGCCACGGTCCGCAACGAGCTGGCCGGTGGTAACCGGCACGTTCTGGTACAGGATCTTCGTGCCGGAGTAGATGTCCACGCGGGACGACAGGGTTCGGGAGAACCGAGCCGCCTCCTGCATCAGGGCTGAGGCTTTGAGCATCAGGACACCGAGGTTCCGACGAGCACCGACAGCCAGTCTTGGTTGGTGTCCCGCACGGTCTGCCAGGTGCCGAGATCCTTGATCTGCTGCCAGGTCCGGCCACCGCCGGCCTCGATGAGACCACTGGGTCGCTCGACCCGGACAAACGGCAGAGTCCACTCGCGCACGGTGACCCGCTGGTTCGGCACCGGTCGGTCCTCGGTGATGTCGCCGAGCGCGAGATACCAGTTGTTCTCCGGGTAGTCGGGAATCGGGTTGCGCAGCAAAACGATTCGCCCAGAGGAGATGACGTTGAGCACCTGCTTGCGCTGGTCCATGTTCATGGTCAGCAGGGTGATCTGGCCGGTTTCCCAGCCTCGCACCTGCGAGATCGCCACCGGTGCGGCTCGATTGATGATCTGATGGATCGCCTGCTTGGACGGGTGGACCAGCGCGTCGATGTGAATCAGGCCCATCCAGATGGCCAGGGTGACGTTCACCGGATCCGAGATCAGCACTGGCTCGCAGGGCAGGATCCGAGCACTGTCCGACTCGTCCAGTTGACAGGTCGTGACGGCATGCATCGCGCTCGGGCCAGTGAACACCGACACCGAGTTACCCACCGTGCCGGTCCAGGTGATCGAGGAGTCGGACGAGTCCGCGACAAAACCGGGCTGCGGATAGGAGGCCGGGTCGGCTGGCACTGGGGTGTCGCCGTCGAACCAGTACAGCGAGGGGTGCCCGAAAAACTGGGCACCCGGCGTCACCCCGACCTCATCCAGCCAGATGTCGGTGGCGTACTCCGCGACGTTGGTTCCATGGAAGAGCCTCAACTCCGCTGTGGATGGAATCGCGGTAGCGGTGCTGAATAGTGCCGAGAAGTCAATCCAGGTGTTGAGTCTCGACCCGGTTATGTTGTAGATCCGGACCGGGGTGATGTAGTCGTTCCCGGTGCCCGGATCCACGATCGACAGGAACAAGGATAGGAACTCATCGGTATCGACCGATGCGGAACCCCGGACCCCGAGCCAGGTCCCCTTGCTCGTCTTGACCTGCTGCCAGGTTCCGAAGGTCTTGATGTCCTGCCAGTCGTTCAGCGTGACAGTGTTGAACCGCAGCCGCCCGGTGAGCACATACGGCTGCGGAGAGCCGGGAAGGGCTGCCAGCTTGCCGCGAGCAATGATGCGGTTGGTCAGGCTGGCCGAGACCTGCAGGCTCAATTGCAGTGCGACACCCGAAGCGACGGTGTCGCCGTAGTCGACCACGGCCTGCCGGGTATCGCCCGCGTTCGCCGCAGAGTCCGCGATGACCGCCAGCGTGCGCGGGTTACCTACCGCGCTCCTGGCGTACTGGAAGGTTCCGCCGGTGACCGAGCCGGAGACCGGGATGACACCGAGCGCGCCCATACTGGCGCTCATGAACGACAGCGTCAAATGGGGTCGGCTGACCGATGTCGTGGCGGTGAATAGCTGATTGCCTGCGCCATTGGCAACTGTGACGGGCGTCTTCACGATCTGATCCTGGGTAGCTCCGCGGATCCAGAGCAGCGTGCCGATGGCACTCGCGCCAGTACCGGTCGTGACCGTGTAGCCCACCGCCCCGGTCTGGTCACCGGCGGTGCGTTTCTGCGACCAAACGACCTGCCGAATGGTTCCGGATGTTGTGTCGTCGGTCAAGGTCCACCCGGCGGCCACCGTAGGGGTCGCCGCCGAGGCAAGCTGCTGGTGCACCAGTAGCATCCAGTCGCCGGTCGCAATGGCGGTGCCGCCCGACGTCGGCGGGGTGAGCGTGTAGTTCGCGGAGACGAACACCGTGGAGTCGACATGCCCGACCAGGGTTGGCGCGGCCGGCGGCGCCACCCCCGCGGTACTGCCGATGAAATGCCCCACCGAAGCGGAGTGGGCGGTCGAGTCGGCCTCGACAACCAGAGATCGGCCAGCACCACTGCCGGCCAGCCAGCCCTGCACGCCGTGCAGGAATGTCGGGGTGAGCGCCAGATTCTGCTGGACAACCCGGTCCGGCGATGAGATCCCACTGACTGCCACCCGGTACGTCAGGGGCACGCCCAGCGGGGCCTCCGTGTCGTCCATCGAGATGCCGCCGGTGCTGATGGTCCGGATCCCTCCACGCAGCAGGACCGGTGTCAGGCCGTCGACCTCGCGGGTGACCGTGGCGTTGCCGTTCGGGGTGGTCCCGGTGATCCGCATCAGGCCCTGGTCGACGCGAGGCTCGCACTTGATCATCGCTTGACCGCCTTGTATCGCCGGGCGGTGTTCGATTCCTCACGCCGGATGGTTTGCGTCACGAACTGGTCGAGGCCCTTCTCTCCGATGGTCACGTCCACGTTGACCCCGCCGCCGGACATCATCGAGACGGTGGCCCCAACGATGCTCTTGATCATGGCCCGGTCCCGGTTGGACAGCCCTGAGCTATCCAGTGGCTCCACGCGCTCGGGCCGTCCGGCTTCGGCGAGTCGGAAGACGCTGCCGCCGGGGGTCGCCGGGACGATACCGCCGGTGGCAAGGCCCGGCATGGCCTGTAGCGCCCGGAGCAGGCCGCCGCCGATGCCCTCCCAACCGAGAACACTCCTGACTGCATTACTCCCGGCGACCGACCGAGTGGTGGTGACGAACTGTGGATTGGCCACCGGAGTGCCTGCCACCGCGTTACCCAAAGCTGCGTTCGCGGAGTCCAGGGCGGACTTCGCGGTGTTGAGAACATTAGTGGCGCCGGTGATCTGGCCGACCAGTCTGGAGATGTCCTCCCAGGCTGTCTGGAACGGCTTGACAATGTGCTCCTGCAGGAGGGCGCCGATGTCTGGGAACCCCCAGCCGGTGAACAGGTTATTGACGTCCGTGATCAGGCTGTTGACCTTTCCCATGACGGCAGTCTTGATGTCCTCCCACTGCTGAGAGATGCTCGCTTTGAGTTCATCGATCTTCTGCCCGACGCCGCTCTTGATGTCCTCCCACTTCTGATTGATCATGCCTTTCAGGACGTCCAGTTTGGTCGAAACAGCGGGGGTGACCTGATCCACCTTGTTCGGCAGGTCGCTGCCCCAGAAGCTGTCCCACAGGCCACCGAGCCAGTCCTTGAACTCCTGCCACTTGCCGCTGAGCATCGCCTTGAACTCTTCCCACTTCCCAGCCACGGCAGGTGTTACGGGGTCCACCTTGTCGGGCAGGTCCGTCCCCCAGAACTTGTCCCACAGTCCGCCGAACCAGGTGGTGAACTCGTCCCACTTACCGCTGACCATGGTCTTGAACGCCTCCAGTGGGTCCGCACCCTTGACGGTGAGGGAGACCATGAAGTCCGGCAGGGTGGTGCCCCAGAAGTCGTTCCAGCTAGTGCCGAACGAACTGGTCCAGCCACTGAACCAGTTGCCGATGTTGGTGGTCATGGTGTCCAGCTCGGTATTGACGCCGGTCCAGAGTCCACTGACGAAGCCCGGCAGGGTCGTTTGCCAGAAGGTCATCCACTCGGTACCCAGGTTGGTCGTCCAGGTGGTGAACCACGTCCCGAGCCCCGGCCCGAAGTCGGTCAGCGAGTTCAGGACATCGATCCCGAGTTGGCCGACCGCGTTCGGCAAGGTGACGTTCCAGAACTCATCCCAGTCCGCGCCGAAGCCGCTACCCAGGCCACTGAGCCAGGTGCCGAGATCGCTGGTCAGGTCATCGATCTCGTTCAACAGGTTGATGCCGAGTTGCCCTGCCGCGTTGGGCAGGGTGACCTGCCAGAAATTATCCCAAGTCGCGCCGAAGGATGATGAGAAGTTGTCGAATGCCTTGGGTACCGTCTCGCTCCAGAACTTCGGCCACTCGTCGGCGAAGCTAAAATCATTCAGCCAGCCGGTCGACACCTCACCCCACCATTTATCCCAGAGCGGCCGGAACTTGTCGGTGAAATCGGTGAAGATATTCGGAATGGTCGTCGTCCAGAAATCGGCAAAAAACGTCTGGATGCCGTTCAGTGCGGTCGTGAGCACACCCGGTAGGTCGACCGTCCAGAACGTGTTCATCTTCTCTTTGAAGATGTCCCAGGCATGGGGCAGTGTGTCGTTCCAGAACGTGTCCCAACTCGGTCCGACGTTCGCGACGAAGGCGTCCCAAGTACCGGGGATGTCACGTTCCAGCGCGTCGTGCCACTGGGCACTGAACCAGGTGCTGAACGTGTCCCAGAGGTTCGGCAAGTCTGTATTCCAGAACTGATCCCACGCATCACTCATCGCCGTGGCGAATTGATCCCACGTGCGAGGAATGACAACTGTCCAGTACTCGTCCCATTGCCTGGCGAACTCCGTCTTAAAGTCCTCCCAAGCCTTGGGCAGGGTGTCATTCCAGAACGTGTCCCAGGCCCCGGAGAACCAGTTGACGAAGTCGATCCACCAGCCCTGGATGAGGAGTTGCAGCCGCCGCAACTCGTCCGCGAAGGGCTGCCAGTCGCCGCTGATCACTCCGGTCAGGAAGTCCGCCAGCAGGGTGAGGTTCTCCAGGACGACCGCCAGGACCCCGCCGATGATGTCCCCGAGGGCGACCAGCACCGGCGTGATGATGTTCTTGATGATCGGCGCCAGGAAATCGCCGAGCGCCTTGCCCAGCCGCTGGATGGCCTCCCACAGGCGACCGAAACTCTCGCCGACGACCTCCACGATCGGCGCGAGTTTCTCTCGGAGGGTCGTGCCCATCTCCTCGACCGCGGCGCGGAACTTCTCCGAATTGGTCCAGGCGAGAAGGAACACCCCCGCGGCCGCGGCGAACGCGGCAACTACTGCCAGGACTGGCGCAGAGAGGCCAGCGAGGACGGGCACGAACCGACCCAGGACGCCGAGGACCTCGATGATCGGTTTCAGGATGCCACCGAACAGCAAGAAAGCCAGCCCAAGGCCGGCGATCTGCGCCCCGAAGTCGGTCGCAAAGAGGTTGGACAGGGCGAGGAACAGGGCGCCGACCGCCTCGGCCACTTTGCCGATCACGCCGGAGTCGGCGATCTTGGTGAAGGTGACGCCAAGGTTGTCGAAAATCTTGACGAGGCTTGGCCCGACGGCTGTCTGGATCTGCTTGAAGATCCGGGCGATGGCCGGTGCCACGGTGTCTTTCAGGACATCCAGCGCGTGCAGGATCGGGCCGAGATCCATCCCCTCGAAAGCTCTCCCACCCGCCGTGAAGATCGCCCCCAGCAGGTCGTAGACCTTGCTGGCAAGGGTCCTGGCCTTGGTGAAAAACGCCTCCATCCGCGCCATATTGGTGGTATCGGATGTCCAGGCGTGGAACCGCTCCGCAATGCCACGAATGGAGTCCAAAAGGGACTGTCCGGCCGGAGCAGCCGCCCGGAAGATGTTCCGCAGACCGCCGCCGAAGTTCGCGACGATCCTCGCGAGATCCTTGAACGACGCAAGCATGCCGTCCATCCAAGTGGCAAGACTTCCGTTGGCCTCTGAGACCGCGAGACTGGCCGAAGCCCACTCTCCGAACCGCTTGATCGAGGTGCCCAGGAAGTCCACGAACGGCTTGGACGCATTGAACAGGATCAGGAACGAGGTGGCGATCCCATTGAGCCCCTGACCGAAGTTCTGCAGGAACGTGGTGTTGGTGGCCAGGATTCCCTTGATCCGCCCCAGGTTGGCACTACTGGTGACCGTGGCGGCGAGGCCGCGGGCGATGTCGCCCATGGCTGTGCCGGTCGCTTTGAGTTCGTCATTGACCGCCGGTAGTAGCGTGCTGCCCAGGGTCTTGACTGCATCGGTGAACCCGGACAGGACTTGCGGCGCAAAGGACGCCGTCAGGGTCTCTTTGAGAGTGTTCACCTCGGCTTTGAAAGCCTTGGCCTGAGCGGTATTTCCGCCGAAAGCCAGCTTCAACAAGCCGAGATTGAGCGCCAGGGTCGAGATCCCGGCCAGGCCGAGCCCGATACCGCCCGCAAGACCGGGTCCGATGGCGGCGGCGAAGTTGATGACATCCGCCAGTACCGCCGTGAGGATCGCACCGACCCCTGAGATGAGGGACGGGCCGATCGCGATCAGGGCGGCGATGACCGCCGGGCCCATCCGGGCTGCACCGATACCCAGATTGAACGACTGGCCGATGTCCTTCCCGAGCCCGTGGAACTGGCTCAGGATGCCGCCACGGTTCCGGTTGACGTTCCGCGTGATGCCGTTCTGGATCGCCTGCCCAGCCTGCGCACCAACCTGCGCACCGGCCTGCTGCAGGCTGGGGCTCGCCGCTCGCAGAGCACCGCTGATGTTCGACCCGATGCTGGTCCCGGCCCGCCGACCGATGCGCCGTATCGAGTTGTCGACCGACGTGCCGAGACGGTCCTCGTTGTCCCGGACACCGCTGCCGACGGCATTACTGAACCGGCGGCCCAGCGTTGCGCCATGATCATCCACTCGACTGCCAGCCGCGATGGTGCTGCGCCGGACGGACGAGCTGATGTTCTGGCCGAGCCCGTCCTCCCGGTCCCGTATTCCGTTGCCGATGGAGTTGCTGAACCGCTTCCCGAGGCGCTCGCCCTCGGAGTCGATGTCCTTGTCGGTGGCGCGGAAGCCGTCACGGACGGCGTTGCGGATGTCGGAAGCAAGCTGGCTGGACGAAACCCTCACCCGGATAATGGCTTCGCCAACGATGGGCAAGGGACTCGCCTCCTATCTGTTCGCGAGATGTGGCGCCACGTCCATGGCGTCCAGTGCGGCTTGCGGGTCCTTCTCGAAATCCCTGATCCGCTTGGTGATCCGGGCGAACTGCAGTTGGGCCGCCTTCCAGCCCTCGGTGTCCTCGCCGGTGGTGGCGAGGTAGGTCTCTATCAGGTTGTAAGCACGCCCGGCTCCGGTTTTGAGTAGGTCGTGACCGCGCGCAAGGCACCACCCGTCGAGGCCGACCCAGACGGTTTCGCTGATTGCCCATCTACCGAGGTCGGCCCAGTAGGGCGGGCGCTGTACTGCTCCGTCAGCCAGGTCGCCAACTCCATGAGGATGCTCATCGGGATTCCCTGGTTCTTGGCCTTGGACTTCGCCATCGTGTGGAACAGCTCGATCTCGTCATCCACGATCGCAGCGTCGAACAGGTCCCAGACCGCGGTCAGTGCGTTCGCGTCCTTGCCTTCGTCCTGCTCCTCGATGAAGGCGAACACCACCCCACCGGGAATCTCGTTCTCACAGTGGAAGGTGACCTCGCCCCCGTCCGGCCCAGGAACATCGAAGACGATCGGGTCCAGATTTTGTGCCCGCCGGAACGATTTGTGTGCTATGCCATCTCCATCTCATCGGTACTGCGATTGTTGGGACTAACCGAACCAGCCTGCCACGCCGGCCTCCCCGCCGCGCATGACCCAGTGACTGGGGTTGCGAATGCCGGGGTGGTTTACGTGTTTCAGCCGCACGACATGACCGACCTTTGCCCAGAAAAAGACCAACTCCCCGGTCTTGTTGCGTGGCTTCGGGTCGATGGGGTGGGGCAATGCGCCCTCACTGGTCCACCAGGCGTAACCCTTCTTGCTCGTGCCGCGCGAAGGGTTGGCGCCGACGGAAATCTGGATGCCGCGCGGCCAGTTGCTACGAGCGCCGACCGAGATGCTCTCCACCAGGCGGCCCGTTTTCTTGGGCGCGAAAACCCGCTGGGCCACGGCGATATTGTCGGCCAGCCGGTGCACGGCTAGGCCGATGTCGCCTTCCCAGCTTTTCATGAAGTCGATCACCGGTCGGTACAGGATGATCGTCACCTGGGCCATCAGCCCAGCCCTCCGAAGGCGGGCAGGCGGACGCTGAGGGTGACGGCCTGGTAGCCGCCCTCCGGCTCCTGGGCGGTGATATTCAGGTCGGCGCCGAACTCCCCGAAGCCCATGGCCAGTGCGATCAGCAGCTCTGCGTCGTCGGAGGCGATCTGCGCTGCGGCGTTCATCTGCTCGACCTTGGGTGCCGCTGATGTCCGACCCGGGATCGCCGGGGTGCAGCGGCTGATCGCGACGCCGATCTGCGCGCACCAGCGGAACTGGGTACAGACGACCATGTCCTGTACGGCGGGCTCGCCCACCCAGCCGTTGAAAACCACAGCCACCTGCTCGCAGTCGAGAGGCGCCGTCGTCATGTGCACGAACTGACGGTCAGGTAGTTTGATGCCGGCCTCCGCGGCGACGTTCCGCAGCCGGGCCAGCACCTCCTGGCACATGGACATCAGCGTCGCCACGCGCGGCTGGATCGGCGCCGACGAGTAGTCAGGATTCTCGCCCCTGGTGTAAATGACCTCCGTCACCGATGCCCCCCACGCCCCCGTGGCCCCGACCGCGCGAACGCGGGGGGATCGGACTCCCTGGTGGCGTTCACGCCCAGCATGGGTGCGCCGTCGCATTCCAGGGAACTGCCGCCGACGAGGCCGGGCTCGCGGGCGGACATCATGCGGACGCCGTAGTGATGTTCACTGAGACGTCACCGAACAGGTTAACCGTGCTGCCCCACTCGGGCCGAGCGGTCTTGACGCTGCGGACCACCGGCGGCGGACTATCCGGGGACCAGACGCCGGCGGACGTGACGGCCCGCTTGGGGTTCACGGCCTTGATCCAGACGTCGACCGCAGGGATGCCGGTCAGGGCGCCGCCGAGCGGATCGCTCGGGTCACCCATGTTGTACGAGATGCCCTCGCGGGTCACGTTGGTCGTGCGCTCCGGGAGGCCGCACTCATCGCAGCCGACACCGTCCAGCCAGATGTCGTGAGCCAGCGCGATGACCGCCTGGCGGGCACTGGCCGTGATCGTGGAGCCGGCATGGTAGGCGACCCGCAGGAAGTCCCGGGCTGGGGCACAGTGGCCGCACCAGCCCCGGAACCAGTCGTCATAGAGCGCACTGCAGTCCGGTGAGAAGTAGATCGCCCCACCGAACGACGTCCAACCCGTCGGCTGGATGTCCGACGAACCGGCCACCGCGAGCCTGGTCACCGACGTGATCGATCGCACCGGAGAGAACGAGGGATACAGCTTGGTCACCCTGGGTGCCGCGACGAAGTCCTCCTCGACGGCGATTGCGGGATGAACCGCGAACGCGGTCAGTCGGGTGAGGATGTCGCTGGCGACGTCGAGGGATGTCGCGATCGTGTCGATCGTTGGGGGAGTTGGAATCTGGTGGCCGTGCTCGCTGTGCGGGGCGCGACCCCAGGCCCCTGATGCGACGGCTGAGCGGACGGCTGGGTTGGTTCCGTCGAGCCACATCATAGTGTCCCACCCTGGTAAACTAAATGACTCAGGCGCCGCGCCAACGGCCCTGAGTCCGGACGCTGCGAAGGAGCGACATGGCCGATCTTATCTGCTCGATCCCCGACCCGAACCATGTGGACGTATCCCGACTCACCCAAGGCATGTGCAACGTTCACTACATGCGATGGCTGCGCCATGGCGATCCGCTTCACGGCGGCCCATTGAGAGTCCCCGGCAATAGAGCCGAGTTTTTCTACAACACTGTGTATGTCGAGCAAGATGGATGCAAGCTGTGGCCCTTTGGGAAAGTTTCCCGGGGGTACGGTGCCGTGGAGATCAACGGCCAGCAGTTTGGCGTGCACCATCTTGCATGCTTGGCGTGGCACGGCCCGCGACCTGCGGGTAAAACTGCGGCGCATGGACCGTGCCACGATCGACTCTGCTACAACGGCGCCCATCTGTCGTGGCGGACCGGAAATGAGCAGTGGCTGGACCAAGTGCGCGATGGAACGGCCATGCTCGGCGCGAAGAATCACGCGACTAAACTGACCATTGACGAAGTCCGCGAGATTCGCATGCGATATGCGGCGGGCGGTGAGCGTCAAGTTGATCTGGCTGCGGAGTTCGGTATCAAGCAACCCGCCCTGAGTGCCTTGCTGCGCCGGGCTACCTGGGCTCACGTGGAGTGATGGAGACGTGCGCGATACCACCGAACCTCCATCCCCATCAGCAGAGTGCCCCTCTCGCCGAACGCTTGCCGGGTACACGTCCGGCGAGAGAGTTTGGTACGAAACGCTATGCGTGGGCACCCGCGGCCCAGGCGGTGCCCGACCAGTTCGCCCGGGTCCCGTCGGCCACGTTTACATAGGTCCCCGTCGTCCACGCGGTCGTTGGAATAGCCGTGATCGAGGACATGGCCGCGAGGTTGGCAGGGTTCGCTGCGCCCGTCGGACCGTAGAAACCTGGAGTGCCCATCGTCGCGGTAGTGGCCGTAATGACCGAAGCGGCCTTACGCCCCTGCTCCCATGAGTTGCCATCCCAATAGGCTTCCGAGCCATCACCCAAGACCACGTACTGTCCTGCGGTCCAACTCGCGACGTTGCCCAGCGCCCCAGCCAGCGTCAGTGCTGCGAGGTCGGCGGGCCGCGTCCCGTTGACCGGCGTCAGCGTGGCCGGGATCCCAGCCGTAATGGCTGTCAGAGGAATCCCCAGGTTCACGAAGCACCCGCGCAGGCCCACCGGCGCGTCGACAGACCGCGCGTAGAGGTAGGGCCGGTCGGTGAACGACGGGAACGCCCAGTCCCAAGCAGTGCTCGACGGCGACGGCGTGACGCCGGTGGTATCGAGATTGGGACCAGTACCGAAGGCCGCGTTACCGCCGCCGGTTCCGACGAACACCGTTGCAAGCGCGCCGTTCTCAACGACGCGGTCGCCGTCGAGCCGGAACGTGACATACGGGAAAACGTAGTGCCAGTAAGGCGCCGTGTTGGCAGCCTTGCCACCGACAACGGCCTGCGCCCAGACTTCCAGCGCCACGCCGTACGGAGTGGCCTCCACGCCGATCGCTTCGGCCGCGTAGCCGACTGCGGCGATCTGCCCAACGGTCATTCCGGGCGGCGCCAGGTTGGAGTTGTAGGCGGCGGTGAGCACGTCGCCGCCGACCAGCATCTGCGTGAGAACCGGGTCAGGGTCGCAGATTTCGAGGTTGAAGGTGACATTCTTCATCGTGTCCGGCATCTTGAAATAGACGCAGACCTCGCCAGCGGCGTTCTTGACCTCGATCTCGTCGCCAGTGGAGTACACCGGTGTGAACGTGAACTTGATGAACCCACCGGTGATGTACGAATCGCAACCGTCGGCACCGCCGGCGGCGGGTGAGCCGTCGGCCGTGAGGCGGGTGGCCCGGAGCGCGACGCCCCGGACCGAAGCCGAGTTGTCCTGCACATACCCTGCCATGGTCGATCTCCCTTCTCAGGTTAGTAGGAGGGTGATCAGACCGCGGTCGGGTACTGGCCGGACACGGAGACGGTGGACGTGACCCAGAGGGACTCGCCGCCGATATGCGCCGCGGCCTCGAAGGTCTCGCTGAACTGCATGTAATCATTCGTCCGGACCAAGGTCGAATCCCGGACGATGCCGAGGTCGAGCTGGCCGCCGTCGAGGAACAGCCAGGCGCCCTCGGGGAACAGTGCCCACTGCACGGTGGTCGGGAACGCCGGCAGGGCCGCGCCGGAGATCGCCGGGAAGAACCCGCCACCCAGGGTGGCTGGCGCCGAGGAATCCTGGGTGAAGGTGACGTTGATGTTCCTGCTGGCGAAGAACGAGCGCACCTCGTCCTCGGAGACTCCGTAGTGGCGACTGAAATCCCGACCCCAGTCCGGGCCGGTCATCAGCTCGGTACGCATCAGCTCCAGGACCCAGGAGGGGAAGATCGCCCGCAGCGGCGCGGTCTTGATCCGGTAGCGATCCCGGTAGTACATCGACGCCCGGGACAGCGAGTTCATCAGGTCGCGCACGGCGCCCCACGGGGTGCCGCCGTCGGTGACCGCCGTGGAGCCGGCCTTGATCTGCGCGAGCAGGGCGGCGTCGGCGATGCGGGCCTGCGCGACCAGCAGCATCTTGTTGTTGGCGACCGCCAGCTCCGGGAAGATCCGGGTCTGCAGGACGCCGAAGGTAAGACACATCGTCACGGCCTGCAGTTCCGCCGTCTGCTCCGGCGGGCAGTTGATCCGCGCGCAGACCTTCCAGGTGGACGGCGTCGCCGCGTCCGCGTTGGCGTCGTCGGTGCAGGTCCAGAACCCAACCGCGCCTTCGAGGTCGGCCAATACCGGCCCGGCAAAGAACCGGATGCCGCCGCGGTCGGCCCGGAAGCCCGCGAGGGAATCCTTGACCGGGCGGGAGGTGTCGCCACCGTTGTCCCACAGGTCGTACTTGGTGACCAGGGGGGCGCAGCAGCCGCCGGACGCGACGAGCGCGTTGGCGCCGTTGCCCTCGACCATGGCGTCCTGGTCGATGACGGCGCGGATCTTGTCGCCATTGCCGAGCGCGTCACCCATGGAGAGCGTGCGATCGTCGGGCGCCGGGGCCTTGATCGAGGCGATGACGACCTGCTCGCCGTCGCCGCCGTTGAGCCGCAGCAGCGAGTTGATCCGGGTGGCGAGGGCCTCACCGAACTTCTTGCCGTCGGCGATCTCCTCACCGGCGGTGAAGCCGTTGATGCCGTGTCCGGCGAAGACGTGGTTGCTCGGGCCGCTGGCGACAACGGGCTCCGCGCCTCGTGGAACAGCGACGGTGGTGCTTGCACTTGCGGCCACGGGGAGTCCTTCCTGAACTTCGGCAGCGGCTGGGGCTTCGGGGGTGATGGTGGTGACTTCCGCTGCGGGTGCAGGGGTCTCGGTGACAGTGGTGCTGGTCGTTGCTTCCAGCGGAGGGACGGTGATGGTCTCCTGCGCAGGGGCGAGGGTCTCGGTGACCGCGACCGGAGCCTCGACCACAGGCTCAGCCGGCTTCTCGGGCTCCGTGGCTGCGACCGGCGCTGCGGGGGTGACCGGCTCGGCGACCGGAGGAGGCGGTGCGGGCTCGGCGATCCGTGCCCGGACGGCGTCGAACTGGGTCGCGATCTCCTCCAGCTTGGCGATGTCGACGTCGTCATCGGCGTCGGCCGCGATGAATGCGTCGTTGAGTGCCTGACTCAGCGAGGCGAGTTCGGCGGGGGTGAGTTCTGCGAGCCGGGCGTACGCCGCCGCGATGTCGAGAGCCATTCGGGTCCTCCAGGGGTCAACAACGGACCATCCTCAGAGGTACTCACAAGGCGGGGGTGTTCACCGACCGGCGGGGCGCTCGTTACGCACCGTACATCCGGTTCCGGATACTGTCCACATTTCAGGGCACGAGCTGAATGAACCCGCCATCGAAGGTCTCGGAGATGTCAGCGTTGGACACTCGGATCTCCGCGTGAGAAGTAACCGAAACCACATGCGCGGTACCGGGTGTCACGAAATCAGGCCCAGCGAAATAACCGGTAACCGTGCCGACCCCGACTTCCAGCGGCCACCACGGACCGCCCTCCAGGGACACGTCAGCACTGTCGGTGTCAGCGACACCGGTGACCGGCCAGGAGATGGTAGTCCGGTCGGCCCGACCCAGGGTGACGAACGCTCGTGCGGTACAGGAGGCCATGTCTATCCCCTATTGGCGTCGTTGGGTGTGCCGACCGTTCGCGGCCTGCGCGGTCCGCCAATCGTAGGTCCGCCAGTCGTCGGCGAGCCTGCGCCGAAACGCCCCACCGAGATGCGGCCAACGCCGACCAGTGATCTGCGCGCTGGGCGCACGTCCAGTGGAGAGTCCTCCGGCGAGCCGACGGTGATCTTCGGGCCGTGATAGAGCGACAGTCCCCGGATCACACCGTCGAGTTGCAGTCCTACGTCGATCGCGACGATGGCGCCGGCTGACGTGGCAACCGCACCGCTCGCGATCACTGTCACCGTGACCGGCGCCGCCACCGTTCCGCCGGTCAGCTTGCCGGTGACATCGATACCGGTCGAGATGACCACCGCCACGGCCGAACTCATGCCGACCACGCCGGTCGCGATCAGCGTGAACGTGATGCCCTTGGATGTCGGCGGGGTCGTGACCTGCACGGAGCCCGTCGCGATTACATCGACAGCAACCGGGACCGAGACGGCGCCAGTAACGGACACCTGGCCGGTGGCGGTGATCAGCGCCGTGACGGGAACACTGGCGCCGCCCGGCTGACCAACCAAGCCGGTGGCTGTGACGGTTGCGACGACCGCGACGGTTGATCCGGTGGTGGTGCCGCGCAAGCCGGCGGCGACGATCGCAGCCGTGGTGGCGACGGTGGCGCCTCGGCTGGTTGCGGTAGTGCCAGTGCTCGCGACGGTCACGCCGACGCCGATGGCCACGTCGCTGGAGGTTCCGACCTGGCCAGCACTGGCGACCGTGACCACCGTTGCCCGGCTGGCACTGCTGGCGAGCCCAGCGGTGACCGAACCTGCAGCCGTCACGGTTGCGGTGGTGGCAACGGCTGCTGCGGTGGTGGTCAGGCCGGCACTACCGGAGGCGACCACACTGGCTGTTGCGATAACCGCGACTGACCCTGATACGCCAACGACTCCGGCGGCCACGACGGAGGCGGTCGTGGCGATCGTTGCCGTACCGGTTCTGGACGCACTGCCAGTGGCAACCACTGCGGCAGTGACGGGGACGCCCGCGCTGGTACTGCGGCCGACGGTCAGACCTGGAGTGATGGTGGTTGTGGTAGCAACGACAACACTCGACGATGTCGCGACATTGCCTGCGGCCGTGATGTTTGCCGTAGTCGTAACCGCAGCGGTCCCGGACAGCCCGGAGGTGACGACGCCGGTGGCTGCGACCGTGACCGTGACTGCCAGCGCCGCTGCACCGGTCCTGCTGGCCGCTCCCACGCCAGCGACGGAAGCAGCGATCGCAACCACCGCGCCGGACGAAGTCGCGACGTTGCCGGTCGCAGTGGTGGTGACGCTGATCGGAACGGTCGAGGTCTGAGTGAGCACGGTCGTGCCGCTGGTCGACACGGACGCGGTAATGGCCAGGCTCGCGGTCCTGGACAGGTCCGCGGATCCGGTGTCCGAAACACTTGCGGTGATCGCGACGCTGACACTGCCACTGAGGCCGACCACGCCGGCGGTAATGATACTGACGGCCGTTGCGACCGATGCGGCGCCGACCTTCCCCACAGTGCCTGCGGCGGTGATCGTCGCCGAGATGGGAAGCGTGGTGGCGCCGGTCAGGGCCGTCGACCCGGCAAGCGCGACCGTAGCCGTGACCGGCACGGCGGCGCCGCTGGAGAGGCCAACCACGCCGGTGGGGGTGATTGTTGCGGTAGTCGCAGCAGCGGCCGACCCTGACAACACAGTCGAACCCGCCACGGCCGTGTTCGCCGTAGTCGCAACATTGGCGCCGGACGAGAGACCGGTGGCCCCGGAGGCAGCGACAGAGACAGCCACTGAAGCCGTCGCACCGGCGCTGCGGCCGGTACTGCCCGTGCTGGTTACGGCCGCAGTGGTCGCCACCGCCGCGGTGCCGGTCAGGTTTGCCGCACCGCTGGCCACAGTGGTGACGGTGGTGCCGACGACGGTCGCACCGGTTGCCGCCACGGAGCCAGATGCCGTGGTCGAGACAGTAGTCGAGACGGACGCCCCGGTGGACCTTCCGACGACCCCCGCTGCAGTAATAGACGCCGTGGTGGCAACAGAGGCCGAGGATGAGGTCGCAACCGACCCAGCGGTGATTGTCGTTGCGGTAATGGGTACCGAGCCGCCGCTGAGCCGGCCGACCGTGCCACTAGCAGTGATTGTCGCTGTAACCGCAACGGCTGCAGCACCAGTGATACCGGTGCTTCCTGCACTGATAACGCTGGCCGCGATCGGCACAGTGGCATCGGAGGTGGGCGTGGCCGGAAGTGCGACAGCGATCGAGTACGACGACCGAGGAGTGCCACCAACGTCGGCCGTGAAGGTATGCCCACCAGGGGTCGAGCCAGCCGTGATCGGCGTCAAGTCGATTTTAAGGCCAACACCATGGACGCCGGAACCACCATCGGCCGAGAACGCCATGGCATCGACGGGGCCGCCGTCGTAAGTGAATGCCGTGTTGTTGGTGGTCGCCCTGGAGGCCATCACGAAGGACAGCAAGACATCGGAAGCTGCTGCGGTGGCTGCTAGTACCGGCGTCACCGTGTTGACATTGCTGGTGGCGGAAACATTTCCGTCGAACTTGTCGATCGCCGCCAGGCCGCGAACAGCTACACCCACCACCGATAGCTTCGTGGACTGCACGACAGAAGCCGAAAGTGCATCCAGGTCCAGGGTGCTTCCGCTGGCGCTGGTACTGGTGACGTCGCCCCGCCAGATTGACGACAGGTGACCGGCGGCCGAGTTCTCCACCATGACCTGGGTCCAGGTGATGTCACCACCCAGCGACTGGACACGGTGATCCCACGTGTTCGCCCCACCGACCATGCCCACGAAAACTGCATCACCAACCTGAAGGCCAGTGGGCAGTGCGGTGGTGGTATGTGTAGTGGTGTTCGCTGCATCGCCTAGGGTGACGTAGCCCAGTGGGGTGACCCCGCCAGGGCCGGTGCCGATGGCGGACACACTGGCCGTGATTGCAACCGTGGCGCCGGTGGAGACTCCGATTACGCCGGAAGCTGCGACGGTTGCACTGATGGACACCGCGGCGCTGGTCGACTCGCCGACAATGCCATCGGCGGTGACCGTTGCGGTGACCGCAACGACTGCCGGTTGCGATGATGCAACGACACTTGCCGCAGGGCGAATGATTCGCGTACCGCCGCCTGCGACCTGAGCGGGCTGGGGAGTGCCGTAGCGCAGATACCTGCTCACGGACCACCTCCTTGCCTACCTAGATCAGGACAGTACGACCACCGATTACTCGTTCCACCGCACCCATAGCCTTACTGCCTGCCCCGTTCCGGACTCCACCAGGAACCCGATCCCCGCGTTAGCGACCTTGTCGATCGTTAGCACGTCGTCGGGGAAGGCCAGTACGATCCCAGATCCAATGGCTGCGCCAAGGGGGAATCCGATCCCCAACTCTGTCGTTGTCGGAGCCGTGGATGTGTAGGTGTTGCGGAGCGTGCCCACTGCGGTCGCGCCGTCGCCCATGTCCGTGAGCCGTGACGTCGCGGCGGTGCCCGGCGTGCCGGCGGTTGACAACCTGCACAGGACAAGGTTGCACGCAGTTGCGGTGGTGTTGAATACCCCGATCTCGCTGATACGGATTCGGGCACCTGTGCCGCCGACCAGCGCGGCGACCGGCAGCGTAGTTGATCCTGCCGCTGTTGTCAGCCCGGCTACGAACTTGGACATTAGTAGGCCCTTCTGGTTTGCATGACAAGAATCGGGGGAATGGCTGGTGCTCCACCGGCCGCGACGTTCACCGCGAAGATCAACCGTTCATTGGTTGTCGCCGTGCCGCCGCTGACCGTAACGGTGGTGCTCATGCTGGTAGAGGTCAGCACGGAATCTTCGAGGTAAGCCAGTGAGTACAGGTACCCGTCCGTGGTGGAGAACAGAGTGTTGACGTCCAGTAGCTCAGTGCCGGATCCCCACACCACGGACGGACCCGTCGCACCCGTTGGTATGTTATGCCCGAGCGAACCGCAGATCAGGTTCGTCCCGGTCAGGGATGAGATCGTCGGCCCAGCGGATGACGTATTCGCGACCGCTGTTGCCGCCGCTGCCTTGACGAACGTCGACCCGGCTGGGAACTCGTAGAAATCGAACACCACGGGGTAATTGGAACCGTTATGCGTCGTGGTGAACGTGTCGCCACCGGCCGCGGTGATCCACCACAAATACAAGCCTGAACTGTTAACAGCCGATCCACCAGTTGGAAGCGTCCACCCTGCTGGCGTGGTGGACGTCACCCCACCCTCCGCTAGGCAGACGAGCAGGTTCCCCGCTGTGGGAGAGAACAACGTCCCCGACGATGTCGTCCCAGAGTTGGGATTCACCGTGTGTGTTGTCGTCGCGTTCCGCGGCGCAGCGATGGTCACATGGTTGATCCACTTAGCGATAAGAACCACCCACGATCATCACGGCTATTCGATCGAAATCTGGCCGGCATCGCCACGTGTGGTGAACCCGAACGCCGCCAACTGCGCGGCTGTCCTCGAACGTCCTGCCACGGGTCCGCCGGTGACAGGGTCACCCTGGCCGATGGTGATGACCTGCGGGTTGCCTGTCAGTCCGAACACGGTGACCTTCGCATTCGCGCCTGACACGTTCGTCAGGTCGAGGCAGAACCCGCGCGGTCCGTTGATCAACGGTTGGTCATCGCCAACCGGGGTGAAGGTGGCGTCGTAGTAGACACGGGCGACGACACCGCCACCACCAAGCTCGATGTACCCGATGTTCAGCGGCATATGGGACTCCCTCCATGTCGAAGCGTAGGCCGTCAGGTGACGGTCGGTCTCGGTTCGGAGCGCGGCGAAACGTATAGAGGGTCCGGGAACGTGCTCTTGGTGCCGAACACCGTGTGTGGGTTGATATGGATCGAGGCGGAAATGGGGCCGGACTGGAACGTCAGATCGGCACCGTTCGGGAGCGCCGGCGCCACGAACACACCCGACGCGGTCAGCGTGACTGCTGGGCCGCCGGTCTGGACCCACACCCCGTCCCCGAGCGCCACGAGATCAAAGGGTTCTGCGAGCGGCCCGGACGGTACGGAACCTGCCTGCGCCCGGCCGACCGCGCGGGTCACCTTCCAGGTGCCTGTCGATCCACCCATGCCTGTAGCCCGGCCGACGACACGGGTTACCCGGTAACTTCGGTCGCTCGTGGCGCGGCCAACGACATGGGTGACGACGAAGGTCCGGTTGGTCGCACGGCCGACCGCTCGGGTGACCTGGTAGCTCATTGCGCCGAAATCTTCACGACCAGCGCACGCCGGTCAACGGTGGTGAGACTGGCGAGCGCTGTCGCATCCAGGGTGACCGTGTGCAGCGCCTCCGTGGTTGTCGGCGTCCAGTCATGCCCACCGCTGGCCGGGTAGACCTGCGTCGTGCCGTCCGGCTTGTAGACGATCGCCCGGCCGGTGACACCGGTCGTCACATAGAACGAGTACAGGTCGAACGAGATGGTGCCCGGCCCCATCGGGGCGAACACCAGAGTTGCCTTGTCGGTGTGCAGTGGCGTACCGCTGGCATTTTGAATGCCCGTCGTCGGATCGGTGTCGTTGACGTTGGCCAGTGCCGTCCCGGACGGGAACACCGTCCAGGCAGATGGCAGCGTCACCGATACCACCGGCACGTCGGCGCCGTCTGCCGGATGCACGTATGCCGTCACGGTCTGCTCGGGTGACGTGCCCGTAGCGTTCGTGGCCGTGAAGCCGAACACGTAGGTGCCCGCAACGCTGGGCGTCACGGTCGCCGTGTTCGTCGTGCTGTTGGTGATCGACGGGCTGGCCGGGCCGGAAACAACCCGCCAGAGTCGGGATGTCGCGGAACCGGTGACCGTTCCCGACAGGGTAAGGAGCACCCCGGTTGCCGGGTCCGTCTGGTCGATAGCCGCCGTGACGGTCGGTGCCGTGGGGGTCGGGGCGAGCGCCAGCGTCCAGCCTGATCGCGGCGAGCCGTTGACGGCGGCCGGGGTGGCGTCGAAAAATGCGAAGGTCTTGCCGCCGGGTGTCGCGCCGGACGTGATCGGAGCAAGGTCCGCCGATACCGCCGAGCCCGAATCGGCATTCCCTCCTGCCAAGGGCGAGACGGCATCCGGTGTGCCGCCCTCATAGGTGATGGAGTTGATCGCAGGAGCTGTACTGCGCGCGCCCGTGGCCGCAGACCACAGGACACAGTTGGGGACTGTCGTTGCTGGGGTATTCGGTGTGACGACGTTGTTTGCCGAAGTGCCACTGATGGACTTGGCGTACTGATTGACGACGTTCATACCACCGGTGCCGGAGCTATCCATCCCGGACCAGCACTGCAGCCGCCCCCACATCCGGGTGCCGATGAGCGTGCCGGTGGAATCCTTCGCCGTGACCGCACACACCGACGAGGCCGCCGAGTTCGACGTCACCAGCCCGATCCACATCGTGTCGAGCAGACCTGCGACCGTCGTCAGGGCGTCAAGCTGTGTCCAGGTGATGAACCCACCGCTGGACACGACCTGATGAGAGCCACTACTGGACCCGCCCGACAGATGGAAGGTGATGATGTTGCCGGTCACCAGGCCAGCCGGGAGCGCTGGCGTGTTCCGAGTCGTGATAGCCGCGCTCGTGTCAACGAACTGGAGCGCGGTGCCGACCTTTGCGGGTGCCATGAATCCTGCCGATCAGTTCGATGCGTTGGCGACGTTGGGGCAGTCGATGTAGGTGACCTTTGGGGCGGTCGCGGTGTCATAACGCACGAAGGTGTTCGCCGCGGCAACGGTGCCGCTACCACCCTTCCAGTTGTAAAAACCGCACTGGTCGAACTTCAAGCGCCCGTAGGAGGTCTGCCCCCCGAGCACCGTCCAATACCCACCGAAGTAGCAGTTGATCGCGCGGACCTGTGGGATCGATCCGTTGTGGGTTCGGAAGATCCCAGAGTTGGTCAGCGGGCCGTCCGTCGTGAACGCATGGCCTGCGTCGTTGCAATCGTAGAGAGAGATGTGCGCACCCTCGCCGTACCAGCCCTTGACATCGAACAGCCGCGACAGGGTGTTGCGCAGCTCGAAGCGGATCGAGTGAAACTGGGCGTTCATCGCGCCGGCGTTGTGAAACGAGACGTCGTTGACCTTGAAAAAGGCCCCGCCGCCGAGCGCCCCGGTGTTATCCCCGATGCCCTGGATGTAGGAGCCGCCGCGGAAGCTGACGACACCGCCGCGGTTGAATACGAACAGGTCCCCAGCTTTCACCTCGATCTTGCTGTCAACGAAGCTGTAGTTGACCATCTGGTCCATCTGGTCGTTCGTGGCGAACGCCGTGTAGCCGCACATGAAAAACGCGCCGGTGCCGTCGTTCGGAAAGGTGCTCGACACAGTGGTGCACAGCGACTTGGTGAAGAACTCGGAGTTCAGGTTCGTCGTGACGTCACCGTCCAGCAGGATTCCCCAGCGCCAGTTGCCGCCGATCTCGACGTCGTCAAACTGGATGTCCTGGTTATTGCCTGACCCGTACTCGGGATATGCGGCACCGGTGCCGCTACCGGTCCCGGTCCGGCTAAAGAAGAAGAAACAGGTGTTTGACGCATTGACCGACAGGAATCCGATGTCTCGCACTCGGAACTGGTTGACCCGGTTGCCCAGGATCAGCAGCGCGTTGCTGGCCGGGTGCTTGCCCACGGCGGCGGCGGCGCTGTAGTCGTAGTAGACCTGGCTCCGGCGCTTTCCGTCCCCGATGATGTAGAACGACTTGATCTGCGTCTGGGCGCCGCCGGCGGCATCCGGCGTGTCCAGCAGAGCGCCCGGCTGGGTGACCCGGTACTTGCCCGCCGGGAAATACAGAGCTTTGTTGCAATGTCCATTCGGATTCTTGGATGCGATGACGACGTCCCGAGCGGCCTTGATCGCCACCGTGTCATCGGTCGACCCGTTGCCCACGGCCCCGTAATCCTTCACGTTGACCAGTGCACCGAACGGCGAGCTGGTACCAACCCCGGACAGCGCGGAGATCGCCGCCGAGTTGGCCGCGATGTCGTTGTTCAGCGCAACCAGATCAGAGCGGAGCTTGGCGCTCCAACCGCTCTCGCCATCCGCAACGGACGGGATCTGCAGCGTGGCCATGTATGTGGGTCCTTACTGTCCGAATGGTGCGGTGCCGAATGGTGCAATACCGAAGCCGCCAGTGGGTGGCGGCGCAGTGTCGATCGGGATCGGTGATCGACCCCGAATCAAGAGCTGACCACCCTTGTAGAAACCCACCTGCCAGGACGCCATCAGGAAGCACCTGCGCGAGATGCCACCGGTGCCCACACGGCCCTCACGAGCCGAGCAATTCGAGATCGAGCCCGTCGACCATGCCCGTACCGCTGGTCGTCGTTCCGCCGCCCGGTGCGGTCGATGCACCGATCCACAGAATTGGCCCCGGCCAGGATGGGCGGGGGGGCCAGGCGCCGGTGGATGAGTCCTGCCTGTTGACCAGGGCCACCGACGACGGGAGGACCGAGATGGTGACCTTGCCGTCTGTGCCCAACCCGGCTACGCCGTTGGCGACATTCCGCTCCGAGTCGAGCACGAAGGTCTGCGACGCGGTACCGATTGCTTGCTGGATGGCGAACAACTGGGCGTCGGAGGCTGGCTTGTCCTTGTCTGCGGTGTTGTCGACGTTCTCCAGGGATAGGACCGTTTTGACGTCGGTTGGGGTTTCGCCCGCGAACACGGCACGCCCGGTGGTGCCGTTCGGCGGAACGGCGATCCCGGCAGCGATCATCGACTGAACAAGCCCGCCATCGGCCGCCGTGCCCGCGACGGTGCCGATGACGAGGTCGGACGTCCCGGCGTTCATCGCATCGCGAGATGCCTGCTGACGGTCCGAGAACGTTGCGCCGACCGCCGTCAGGACCGCTTGGCCGACGTCAGTCGCGTCCTTGATTTGGTCGGCGGTGATCTCGCCGGTGAACGGCGCCCCGCCGCCGCCGGTGCCATCTCCGCCCGGTGACTGGGCGATAACCTCCGCGATGATGTCGTAGAGCTGCTGCAGCGAAATGCCCTGCCGTGTCCAGAAGAACAGGCGACCCGATCCGGGGTCGTCAGGAGTAAGCATCGTCATCGGGTCACCTCCCCTGCTACGCGGCGACCGGCGCGAGCGACACGGTCAGACTGGACAGCGTGAACGTATTGCCGGAGGCCCATGCCTGCGGGGTGGTCAGTGCACCGGAGAGGACGAAGTTGCCGGCCGAGATGGCGTCCCACAGTGAGATGTGCGAGATCGTCTCCGACGTGCCGCCGTTGGTCCAGACCGGCAGGGTGCCGTTCATCGCCTTCGAGCCGCCAGACGCGGCGGCGAAACTCGTGGCCACACGGGTGGCCGACCCCACTGCTGCCGCTGTAGCGCCAGCGGCGCCGGGGTCGGCAGTGTGGAGTTTGCTGAACGATCCGGCGAACGCCGTGAACGAGGTTCCTGCCGAGGCCCCCGATCCCAGAGTGTTCAGCCAACCATTCGCGGTCGCCGCGGCGAGTCCTACAGCCATTACTGGTCATTCCCTTCGAGGATTGCCCGAGCCTGATCCTCGGTGACGGTGATTGTCTCGAACTCAACGGGAACGTCCCCGCTGATGACATTGCCGTCGGCGTCGCTGACGAAACCGCTGGCGGTGAGTTTCAATTCGTAGAGTTGGCGGCCGGGCGCGGGTTCGGTCATTTCGAGGTCTTCCAGTTCGAGGGGATGAGGTCCGGGCGCTTCAACTTGTAGGCCATCGAGACGATGTGCTTCTTGGCTGCCGCCTTGTCCCCGGCTCGACCGAACGCCATGATCGCCCTTTTGAGGCTGGCGACGTCGGAGATCGGGAAGCTGTCGGTGCCCTTGACCGTGCTGGCCATCGCCGCCATGGTCGGGGCCGGGGCGTTGACTCGGGCACGCAGAGCCGCCCGCTTCTCGGCGAGGATCGCCGATCGGACCCTGGCAATGCGGTCGGCCCGCGCAACCTCTTCGGGGCTGAGTTCTGGCACATCAGGCTCGTCCGACGCCGGTGGCGACTCAGCGATCGGCTCGGCGGTCACCGGAGGCTCTACGGCCGCTGGCTCCGGGGTAGTGGCGACGACAGGGGGCTCGGTCGTGAGTGTCTCGGGTTCCGGGGTGGCGATGACCGGCTCTGCTGCGGCGGCCGGCTCGGTTGGTGCCAGTTGGTCGACCCGAGCCTCCAGCGTTTCCAGCCGTGCGACAACAGCAGTGCTGGCGAGCATGGCATGCCGGATCTCGTTCAACTCCCGGGTACCGGCGGCGACCAGCGCAAGCACGGCGCCGCCGGCCACGCGGGCGGTCGGTCGCACATTCATGAAGCCCGGCACATTCACCGAGCAACAGGCCACCATCTCCAGATGACCATTGATCGGCCGCCAGTCGCCGGACGGCGGTGAGGCCCGGAAGACCCGCACCTGCTCCGGGGTGACGTTCGGCCGCATGCCGCCTGCGGCCCAGATGCCGAACTGGTCCTCGCCGACCATGACGTCAGCGACGGCCGAGTTGGTGTCGTCGTAGTGCTGCACCGCGGCCTGGGCATTGCCGTTGATGTCGGCGTGCCCACCGGCCAGGGTGAGCTGGCCGACATTGACGCTCTTGCCGGACGCAGTTTTCAGCGACCCGGTCAGGAAGTAGGCGTAGTTCGACGGCGACCGAGGCGCGTGGGTCGCGCCAGCCATGCCGATGTGGGTGACGTCCCAGGTCGCGAGATGGCCGTAGACCCGACCGTCGTCATCGACCACCATCGGCGTCGGGCCGGGTAGTTTCGGATCGGCATACCACTCGTCCGGCGGTGCCACGGGGAATCCGCCGGCGGTGAGAGTTCGCAGGATGCCCGCGTTATCGTCGTCGCCCTCGTAGTAGATGCCGTCTTCCAGCAGTTCCATCGCCAGGGGCATATCGGTATTCCTTTCCTTGTCCCGACCCCACTGGCCGGAGCGGACCGAGGCCAGGAGCGACTCCTCGGGTGACGTGCTGCTGAATAGCCCACGACCGTGGTGCCCATTCCCGCCGGGGTTACGCCGGTCGCCGGTCCAGACGTGGTCGTTACGCTTGTGGAGGTTCTGGCAATAGCCCTTGGCCCGGGTGCCCATGTACTTGGACAGGTGGGCATAGCACCGCTTCCAGTCACCGGGCGTATTCCAGCGAATCTTGGCGGCACCGCGGCCGGTCGACCAGTAGCGCCTGAGCTTCTCGGCCTTCGGGTTTGGCGAGACCGTCAGGGGTGCGTCCGCGACGAGTGCTGCAGATGCCTTGATGTCGTGGATCCAGTTGATATTCGACGGATCCGGGTCGCCGTATGGCACGCAAGCGGCGGCGTCAGCCTTGCCCTTGTCCAGGTGGTCATCACAGACGGGGATGTAAGCCATGCCCTCGGAGTGCAGGATCCGCTTGGTGGCCGCCGCCGAGCAGTACTTGCACTTCGGGTGCGGCGGGAGGTGATCCTCGGCCGCCGCAGTTATCCTGCTAGGATTCATCTGCTCCTGGACATCAGCAAGCTGACTATCGGTCAGCCGAACCGTGGGCAGTCCGTTCTCCGTCAGGAGACTGGAGTCCGGTGTCCAGGAGCAATCCTCGTCGTAGCGTTCCAGCTCGACTGAGCCGCCTGCAGCGCGTAGATGCACCAGATCCAGAACGGCGCCGGGATCCAACTCGTCAACGACGGCATACGTTACCCAATCGTTATCAGAAGATTCAGTGCTCCCTGGGGGCTGGGGGCTTACAAGGGACATAAGAGCGTCCGACAGTGGGGCGGCCGATAGAACCGGCGCCGGCGGCAGGAACGCCCGCGGCATCAGGTAGCGGCGCACAAGGCCGCAGGCCCCGCCGGTGATGGCCGCCGCTAGATCACCGGCGAGGTCGAGGGTGAGGATCTCCAGCGGTGACTCACCGAGCCATGGTGCCCAGGAGCCGTCGGCGGCCAGGGTCTCGTGCTTCTCGTTGCCGATGCGCCGGACCAGGCCGACGAGCATGTCCTCGTCATCGGGGCAGGGCACCCCGTAGTAGCCGGTGTCCTGACAATCGGTGCAGCCCAGCGCCTCTGCGGCCTGGGAATCGACAGACGCAAGGAGGGAGTCGAGGGTCGTCGTGGCCCACTCCCGAGCGACACCTGGCTCCTGGTAGCGGAACAGGTCCCACGCCGTGGTGTTCATGGCCACTGCGCTGCGCAGTGACCGCGGTGGCTGGTAGGTCCGGTCCCAACCGGTCATGGTCAGCGGGAAGCCCGTCATGCGTCAGCCATCCAGACGGCCGGCACTCGATCGCTCATGCCGAAGGCGCTGGCCCGCTTCGCCGCGTACCAACGAGCATCGGGATGGGCGTCTGCGTACTGCAGGCAGATCGGGAGATCCTCGGGGCATTCGACCGGCGGAATGAGCGCGGCGGCCATGGTCGGGACACCGAGGCTGAGTAGAGGGTAGGGGGTCTTCTCCTCGGCCATCCAGAGCGCCAGGGAGTCGAACTGGATAGTCTCGGGCGGATTTTCGGGGATCTTCCCCGAATAACCGACTGTGAGATGACAGACCCACCAGGGGAATTGGTGATCGGCCATCAGCCAGGCCGCCTCGACGGCCGGGTAGGAGCACAACTCGGCGCGGATCTCCACCAATTCGGCCGACTCGATCAGCAGGACCGACGCCTTGTCCGGGCCGAGCATGGCGACGCCGGAGACCCTGGCCTCGAATCCGGTGTACCGGCCGGTGACCTCGACCAGTGCTTGCTGGACACCGGTCAGCACGTCCGCCTCGGCCTGCAACACTGTCGCATCGCCGAACCAAAGCGTGGTGATGTGCGGATCTTCGACATCGGCGAGGGGGGCCTGGCCTGCAGTCGGGGTTGCGACGATCAGCGCGCTGGTGGGGGCGTCGTCGGTCACTTGACACCCACCTGCTGGATCGCTGTGCGCTGCGGGTCGGCCTTCGGCTGGGAGTTCGGCGACTGGGCCGGGAACTTCACGACGTTTGGATTCGTGCTCTGCCCGGTGGCCTGGTTCGGGTCTGACGGCCCGTTCGGGCCAACGGTGGTGTCGGTGATCTGCAGGTCTTTCAGGATCGTCGGCATCGACTGCTGCAGCAGCTTGGTGATGACCTCCGGCGGTAGCGCGGTCATCTTGTTCAGCAGCATGAGCGCGAGGTCCTCCTCGTCGGGTGCATCCGACTCCGGGTAACCGTGTTCACGCCGCCAGGCCGCAGGCGACAGCAGGAGCCGGTCGGTGCCCTGGGTGGCCTCGTCTTCTTTGTTCGGCCGGGTGACAATCTCGGATGGGTCGTACCAGACGACGATGTTGTCCAACTCGGCTTCGGTGAATCCCTGGCCGAGCAGTACCGGCCGGAGATAAACCTGGGTGAGCGCATCCACATACACCAGGGCCAGCGGCTCGATGTTCGCCTTGTAGAGACCCTCATCGATGACAACCGCGTTGGAGTACCGCACGTGCTGCAGGCCGGTCACGATTTCCTTCGGCATGTCCAGACCCTGCAGGATCCGGTTGAGGATCCCGTCGATCCGTTCGACCAGCCACTGGTCGCTCTCCCGGGCGAACGTGACGTGCTTGATCTGTGCGCCCAGCTCGCCTGGGCCGGTGGCGAGCATGGGGACGACAGCGGATGCAGACCCCTCGTCGGAGATCGGGGTCGTCATCGATTCCATGAGCTGAGCCATGAACGGTCCGGCCGGGTCGACGGTGGACTGTTGGGCCAGCGCCTCCATCGGGTCGCCGGGCTCCTCCAGGACCGGCTCCGCCGTCGTCTTCACACCGGCGGCAGCGATGCCGTCCGGCACGAACAGGAGCCCGGCATTGAGCCGGGACCGCGTCGCCGAACGAACGAGGCGCTGCAGCATCAGCAGTTCCTCGACAGAGTCCGCTACCGCCACCATGGACGAGTCCGGCTCGCGGGACCATCGCGGGTGCTGGCGCCACATCCGGGCGACGAACAGGTTAGAAGGCAGGGTGACCAGTCCCTGCGAAGTCGCGCGCGTCGAGTTCAACACGGCACCACCGGCTCGGACCGTGATCTCATCCACCGACCGAATCGACCACATGTCGTTCGTCGCGGGACACGGGCCGACGAGGTACGACTCGCCCGGCACGGAGATGTTCAGTGAGAACGACCGGGTCATCGACGCGAAGTCGGTGCGCTGCAGGTCGTCCATCGCCGCCTCGGCGGCCTTCGCCAGCTTGCTGGAGACCTTCTTTGTCCCGCCGCGCACCCGGAGGTCGACCGGCGCCTCGTTGGCCTCCCCGATGCTGGCCGGGTAGATCCTTACCCGGGACAACAGGTTGGCGAGAAGGTTGAAGCCGAAGTGAATCTCGCCGACGCGCTCGTAGGCCATCCAGGCTTCGCGCTGCCACTCGGCGTACGGCCGATTCTGGACGGTCGCCGTAGCCAGGTTAATCCGCTCGGCAGATGCCACGATCGAACGAGGGGTGTTGTAGGGCGCGCTGCGAGCCCGGTTATTGCCGCCAATCGGGGGCGAGACGGGCACCGGAGTGGCTGCGTGGGTCGATGACTCGCGCAGGAAGATACCCATGGGAACGAAGAGTAGCCCCGATTACCCTCCGGAGGCACGCGAAAGCGCCGAGCGGATACCGCTCAGCGATGGTGAGATGCTACTAGTAATATCCCAGGGATACAACCCGATTCACTCAAACGCGCGAATACCGGGCCGGGACGAGGCCGTACGTCGCCGGATCCCTCGTGCTCGAAGGAGCCGCCGCGCCGGCGTCAATCAGGTTCACGCCAGGAAATGGATCCCAGCCATTGAGGAGGTTGGCGTTGCAGCGGCATCCGCCGCGGCGGCCGATGGTGAACCCGGCGATCTGACCACCAGTGCTACCGATCTGCGCTGCCTCCTCCTCAGTGACTGGGATGTCGAGGCGGTTGACCGTCTGGCCCGCCTGCCAGGCAAACGTCAGATAGTTCTCCGTGACCACAACCCGGAGCATGACCGACTGCGCCTCGCCGTTCCGCAAGACCGGCAATGGTGGTGCCCATGGCGCGGCGGACGCCGGGAAGATACTGCAGTAGCGCTTGACAGTCTGTCCGGGTTCGTACATGGCCACCAGTGTGCACCCACCGTCAACGATCGAGGCGTTCCTTCGCTGCCGTGAGCAGAAGTGCCACGCCCGAGCCGGCCAGGATTCGCACCAGCGGCTGGCCGACTCGGAAGCGGCTGGCGACCAGGACCGCGGCGCCAGCCCACACCGACATACACGCCTGGCAACTCGCAAGCACGGCGACACGATCCTTGAACGAGAGGTCCGGTGCGCCCTTGGCCCAGCGGTTGATCGACTCCCGGATCGGACGGGTCAGCTCGTCCTCGGTGACCAGTTGCGTCAGGCGCTGTGTGGCCAGGGCCAGGGTCACCGGGTTCATACTGCCGAGACCCTGGGAATCTTCCCGTCGTTCGGCTCGTCCCAGCGTTTCAGTGCTTCGATCATGGTGATCTCGATCGTATCGGTGTTACCGAATCGCCCAGTCGTGGCATGGGCGCCGACCCGGCAATAGCACCGCATGACCAGCTTGCGTGGCAGCTTTCCTACGAACCAGAGCAGAAGCTGCTCGCTTGGCCGACTGACGTACCAGTACTTGGCCTCTTGGAGTTGCAGGTGCAGTTTCACCCTGAATCCTTCCCGAGGATTGCGAGCGGGATGGCCGCGCCCACAAGAACCAGGCAGGACGTCCACGCGGTTGGCTGAATGAGGACCCAGAGTATCGCGGCGATGCTCAACAACGCCACGGCGATGGGGAGCCAGCGGACCCGGACGAGCACCTCGGCCGAGAATCTGCGATTGGTCATCGGCGACCCATCTGCAGGAAGCACCGGCAATGCGCCACCTCGGAGATCGGCGCACGCGGGTCGCCCGGAAACCGCAGCTTGGCACCGGATGGTGAGGTGAACGCGGCATCCATGGCTGCCACTGTGCCATTGAGCGCCTGGTGGGTCGGGCGAACTCTCGCATCTTCTTGACTGTGCCAGGTCTTCTTGGTCCACCCGGCGGCCGAGACTGCCGCGAAGATCGTGGAGTTCACGACGGCCTGCGCGGTCATCTGGGCCAGCAGGGTTGGCGGGTTGCTCGCCGTCGGCGCCGTCGCCTCGCCCGATGCACCGGCATCCTGGGTTGCCGGTACGCCGGTGGAATGAGTGTCCGTCCAGAGCAGTCCCTCGGCAATGGTCTGCACGCCGGCCTGAATCCCAGCGCGCACGGCCTCGTCGGCGAACGGCCAGAGGTCGTCACCGGCCCGGCCGGCCTGTTGCTGCTGCCAACGGAACGCACGGGTCGCAACCATTCCGAGTTGGTCCCCGATCAGGCCCTGCAGGTTGATGGCGGAAGCAACCTGCCGCCACCCTTTCGGCTCCCGGTTGTGCGCGGCTCGCCAGGCTAGGTAGATGGCGTAGGCCGTCAGGATCGCCGGGATCAGGGCCGAGTCCTCTTCGGGTGGCGACTCGGGTGGTGGGGGTGATGCCTGCTGGTCGGGTGGCGGCGACTCCGGCTGGTCGGGAGTGGTCACCAAAGCCCCCTACTACTGACCCGGCGATCCTGCGCCGCCATTCGACTGATGGGCAGGTGCGTCCGTGCGGCGGACAGAATGCTGACCGGACCTCCGCGTCCGCCACCACCCCCCGTGGTGAGTGCCTCCGGGAACAAGGCACTGGCGATGCCCTGGACATCTGCGTCCAGGCGGTCGGGGCTGTAGGCGTCGTTTGCGGTCCAGGTCGTCGCCTGTGATTCCAGGTCCGCAAATACACCGACGTGATGAATCCGGTTGAGGTCGTACGCCGCGCCCACGGGCTCCATTCTGACCGCCTTCGCCTTGGTCGACCAGACCTCTTTCATCGGCGGCATCGGGAGATTGGCGTGGTCGGCCGCCTGGCGGAGCATCTGGAACACGAGGTTCGCCCCCTGGTTGGTCTCCGCGATGATCGTGGCGTCGTGATCGTTCGCTGCCCGGACGGCGACGTCGGCCCAGACCGTGGGGCTCGCCCGCAACGACAAGTCGTCCACGACAAAGGCATGTCGGCCAAGTACTGGCCAGGTCCGGCTGACGTAGATCACCACGATGCCGCACTCGTCATGCGGACGCTCGGCCACGGAGGGGTCAATGCTCACCAGCTTGATCCACGGGATGTTCGGCGGCAGCTTGCTCACCCGGTTCCGCTCGATCACCGCCTCCGACGTCATCGCCCCAGCGACGTCATCGAGCATCTCGCCTTCCAGCTCCTGGCGACCCAGCCCGGTGCCGCCGTACAGCGAGGTCAGGACATCGAGGTATCCCTCGGCGAGATACTTGTTGTCGTAGGTCCGGCCGCGGCGCATGAGGTACTTCCGCGGGTCACGGCCAGCCTGGGCCAGGATCTGCCGAAGTACCGGCACCCTCTTGGGGGTGGTGGTGGCCAGGATCTGTGGATGTTCACCGAGCCGGACGGCGATCCGGAGGTTTTCCCAGGCCGTGGCGTCGTCGTCAGGTGACCGGATCTGCTTGTAGGACGCCAGCTCATCACACCATCCCCTGTGAAAGGCGGGACCACGGAGCTGGGATGGCTCCTCCGATGAAAAGGCAAGGCACACACCGCCATTCGGCAACTCGACCCGGCGGCGTGACGGCGTCCAGACAACCTGGTCACGCACCGATGGCGGGTAGACGTTCAGCAGTCCCGACGGACCTTCCAGCATGGTGTCGCGGACGTCGGCGCTGGTCCTGCCGAGCAGGGCAACACGGAGATGGGCGGTGTCCTGGCCGAGTGTTTTCCACGCCGCGTCGGTCTCGCGGATCCACTGGGCACCCATCAGGGTTTTCCCGAACCCGCGGCCGGCAAGTGCCAGCGCCAGCGCCCAGTCCTCCCCGCCTTCGTCCGGCATGACCGGCAGGATCTGACTCGGACGCCCATTCCAGCGCCAGTCCCATTCGAGATCCTCCAGGTCAACGCCATCCAGGAGTTCAGCGAGTTCCTCGGGGCTCATCAGCGCCGCCCGGTGCTCCAGGGACATGTCCTCGGTGGCTGCGGCTGGCATGCGACGAGTCTGCCACCTACGGTGTGCAAAGGGATCACGGAACGTCAACCGGGAGGAAGCGAATGAAGGTCGACGGCGGTAGGGCGGATGGCGAGGTACCGGAGCGCAGAGCGGGACCGGGCGAAGCGCGATCCGTAGCTGCCCTGTTTCTGGCCGCCGGCGCGGCACCCGATGAAATCGACGGCGCCGTGCAGGTGCTCATCGAGATGACCCGGCGAATGAACGTGCCCCAGAGTTACGCGGAAGTCGCCCAGCAGCCGATCGACGCTATCGCCGAGTACCGCCGGCGCCAGCAGGGCCTGCGGGACGAGCCGGTCGTCATCAGGAATGGAGCACCGGCATGACCCTGCCCGGAACGGTGGTCATCAAGTCCACGTCAGACCTGACCCCCGACAAGATCCTCGGCTACGCCAAGGGCATCGTGGTCGCGATCGGCGGCGTGCTCACGATCATCAACGAGCAGGTCGTGCCCGACGACTGGGCCTACAAGGGATACCTGACCGCGGCCATCGCGATCTGCACCCTCATCGGCGCCGTGCTGGTGCCGAACGCCGTGAAGCCCGTCGAGGTCCCGCCGCCGGCGATCAATGTCGAGCCCACTGCGGACCAAGCGCCGGTGATCCCAGCAGACGTACTGGAGGAGCCGCCGATGGTCGACCCGCTGCTCGGGGTGGCCGGGCCGCCGGTGGTCGTTGACGTGCCACTTCCCGATGACCCACCCGGAAAGCACGAGGCCAATGGCTAAGGTCCGTCACAACGGCGACCATGTGGGATTCCACTGCCCCGGCTGCGACGACTACCACCAGATCAGGACCGGCCCCAATGGCTGGACATGGAACAGGTCGCTCGACGCGCCGACATTCTCTCCGTCCCTGCTGGTCGAGTACCTCGCCCGCGACGACGCCCCGGACGAGGTAAAGGCCGCCCTTGCGCGGGGGCGGTGCCATTCGTTTGTGACCGATGGGCGCATTCAGTTCCTGTCCGACTGCGGGCATGCGCTCGCTGGGCAGACCGTTGACCTGCCGGAATGGGTCGACTTCTAGTTGACCGCGGCGGTATTGTCACCAACCATGCCGCCGACGTACGACCCATCGACTTGCCCTGCTCTGACGCGGGGCGAACCGCACGGCCCGCATCCATACCGGTGGCTCGTTCATGACTCGACGGGCTCGCAGGAATGCCCCGGCTATGACGGATCCTCCACGATCTCGGCATCCACCACTTCGTCGTCCGTGGTCGCAGCGGAGGCGTAAGTCGACTCGCGCAACTTGTCGAGCCTGGCCTGAATCCGCAGGGCGGATGATTCCTTGCCGTCGCCGATCCCCGCGGCCGGATTGAATTGCGGCGGCACGATCGGAACCGCGACGACGTCGGGACTACCGAAGCCAGCCATCTTCAACAGCCCGAGACTGGCCTGGACGCGAGTCGAGTCCTGCGGTGAGTGCCGAGCGATGTCCGTCAGGATGCCCACGATCTCCGGAGCCCCACCGGCCATCATTCGCCAAGCCGTCTGCAGGGCTGACGGGCCGCCGAAGGGGACTCCGTGCGCCGACTCGTCTGGCAGGGCCGCTGTCATGGAGTCATGGTAGGTCAGGAATGGCGAGCAATGGAGGCATTGGCCTGCATGACGACGTCGTCAAGCGCGGTGAACGCAAGGGACTTCTCTCGACTGTCCGGGCAGGCTTGGTCGAGAAACTTCGCCAGAACGAAGCATCGATCCCGGATTTCCTGATAGGCCAGCGTCTGGTCGTGGGTCGGCGGGTGATAGCTGAACCGATTGGCGAGTTCCTCTTCGCCGATCATCTGGGCCTCCGTGCCTCTCGGATCAATGCCGCCGCGACCAACTCGGCTTGGCGTTCCATCTGGGCTCGGCCGGCGCGATCGACTTCGAGGCGCCGGTCGCGCCGGTCGAGGTCCGCCTCGACGCGCCGCTGCAGGTTGGTCGCCTCGCGGGCGTTGCCGTCCTGCTCGCGGACATGAAGGGCGAAGATCAGACTAACGACCTCCAGACCCAGCAGCGAGTACCCAATAATGGGGTGCTGGGCGATGAGGATCCAGGTGACGGAAACAAGGAACAGCGTTACCGTGAGTCGCCAGAACTTGAACATCGCGTAGATGATCAGGAAGGGACCGAGGAGCCACATGCCCGAGAAGATACCATCGAGTGTCAACAAGGCGACAGGGCAAAAACCCGGCCCAACCCATCCGCCGACGGAAGATGAGCTGAGCCGGGCTGTTGCAGAACTACAGGCCGCCGGGATCTTCGGCCCGAACCCGACGACACGCGGACCACTGTGGATCGGGGACTACTGAACCGCAGATGGAGCCCAGTGTCGATGGAGTGAGGCATCGAAGTCGGTCCGGGTCAGCTTGACGATATGGATCGGCACTCCGACTGTTGATGCTTCAAGTATGTAGCGCACTCCGTCGATCGTGCCCAGATAGATCGCGACGTGACCCTCGAAGCCGACGATGTCACCCGGCAACCCCTGCTCCCACGACACATCCTGGCCGGTGGCCCGCTGGACGCCCGAGTTGGTGCCCGGACCTGAGTATCCGGCCGCGACAAGGACGTAGGCCGTCAGCCCCGAGCAGTCGAACCCGATCTCACTGCCGCAGGAATTGAGGGCACCCCCACCCCGGGAGCAACCGTTATCCGGTCCGCCACCGTCGGCTGGCGAACCACCCCAAACGTATGGCAATCCAAGCTGACTGAATCCCGCCGCCAGGCCCTTCGCCAGCCCAGCCGTCGGCGCTTGGATCACCTTGCCGCGCACAGCCTCCGCAACGAACTGGTTACTGGGGATGGTGACATTGACCCCATTGGCGACGACCGTGTTTCCCTGGGTGCAGGTCGCACCCGTGCTACCCAGGATCGAGGCGACGATCCGCAGGCTCACGTCAAGCTGATCCTTGTAGTTCTGGGCATAGGGATGATGGACGCCGTCAAACTCAGACTGCTGGACCGTCTGCGCGGCGGTCGGGATGTCCATCTGCTGCCAGCCGGGGACGTCGATCAACCCCTTCTGCCCGCCCTTACCACCGGTAAAGAACATCGTGGCAGCCTTCTGGGGGTCCAGGCGGTCATTGGGAGAGTTCGGCGACCAGGCGAGGATCTGCTGGAACAACCCCCGGCTGGAGGTCATGACACCGTTCTGAATGTCGCCGAACCCGACATTTATCAGGCCGGATTCCGTCTTGGCCACCACGACCCCGACCTCGGCGCCGCGCTGCCCGAGACCCAAACTCTCTGCGACATCGATGATCGCCTTTGCGTTGGCGTTCATCTCCGGCGAGATGGACTCGTCCGATCCAGATGTACTACAAGAGGATGCAGCCAGCGTGATCTGATCAGTCGGCCCGCATCCGGTGAGAACCAGCGCCACTGGCAGCGACGCGGCCACCAGCCAGCGGCGCCACCTCATGCCGAAACCCGCCGGTCCGACATTCGCCAATGCTGGTTGGTGTCGTGCAGTTTCAGGTCCAGCACGCACTGCGGGACTTTTAGCTCAAACGGAATCCCCGGCCGATTGCCGGCCTTGACCAGCGCGAACCCGCGCCCAGGGTGTCCTTTCGTGCCGTCCGTGTCATAGCCGGGCGGCGTGGTCAGGCCGGTGAGATATTCGCGCTCAGGTCCGGTGAGCTTGGTGGTCCGCTCGATGATGTCCAGATCGGATGGCTCCAGGCCGAACAGCACCTTGACGCCGGAGCGGCCGAAGAATCCCTCGGCCATCTTTCGATCCTCGCGGTTCGCAATGGTCTGCGGATCCGCGACAGAATGACTGCACAGGACCCGGACGACCCCCCACTGGCGGTCAAGCCGGGTGAGCGCGTTGTAACGCGAGGCGACGCCAGGAATCTGCAGGGCCAACTGCAGCTCGTCCTGGAGGATCGCGATCGGCCGATACGGCTCCAGCCCGGCATCGGACAATGCGTGACCGATGCCGATCATGCCGAACCCGGCCGACCAAGACGCGACCATCACCGCGGCCCGCAGTTTCACGTCGTCCTCATCGATCTCGGACACGTCGATGACCGCCGACCTGCCCCGGCGGATGCGGGTGGTGGTTTTTCCAGCAAGGATCGTGCCCAGGCCACCCCCGCTGACCCAGTCGACCAGAGTCCGTTCCAGATTCTCGGTAACCCGCTCGTAGACCGCGTCGTCACCGCGATCCAAAGCGGCGGCGCGGACCCGCTCGGGCCGCGCCCGCAGGATCCGCAGGAGATCCTGGATGACTCCCTCACCCTTGATGGTGAGGTCCATCGTCTTGATCAGGGCGCGAAGGATGGAGCATTCCGCTTGGCTGGGCGCATGTCCCCACTCGATCGCGAACATCGACTCCACGGCGGCCTGGCGGCGAGCCTTGGCACTTGCGAGCAGCTTGCTGGCCAGACCTGGCGACAACCGCCGTGCTGCCTCCTGCGCCTCGGTGATGTCCAGGACGTTGAGTCGATCACGGCCCGGTGCCAGATGTAACACCTGGCCGCCGAGCGCAGTGATGGTGGCGACGTACTCGCCTTTCAGGTCGGCCAGAACAAGGGTCGGGGTGCCGTACCCCTCCCATCCGATGATCCAGTGCCGGCATAGGGTTGACTTGCCGAGCCCGTTGAGCCCGGCGACGTACGCCGAGGCTGAGCTGATGAGCTTCGCCCGCTCGAACCATGCTTTAGGATCGCACTGCAGGATGCCGACCGAGTCCTTGATCGGCCCCAGCGGGATGCCGTACCGACTGGTGCCGCCGCCTCGCACCCAGGGAGTAAAGCCGGCCAGGTCGGTCCCGGTCGCGCGAAACCAGTCCGGATCCTTCATGTACTTCCACGCGCCACCCCCGAGCCCCTCGAAGCCCCGGTTGCCTGGTAGGACGAGGTCGCCCTTGCGGTGGCGCCGGGGGGTCCATGGACTCACTGGTCCTGCCCGCCGAACTGGTCGGCCTCGATGATCGGGTTGGACTTCTGCCGTGGCTTGCGCATCGGTGCAACAGTCGCTTCGGCCGCGACATACGAGCAGCCAGGGCACTTGTGACCCTTCCCGGTCTCGGTCCAGCCACGCTCCAACGCGGCCTTGACGACCGCCTCCTGGTCGAACCCGCCCTCGGAGATGGCCGGGCAGTCGGGCTGGCGCAGGTTGGCCAGCTTGCCCTGGCAGTGGAGGTCGTAATACGGGGTGCTGACGAGCGACATTTCAGCCTGCCTTTCGGACAGATGTGGGGACGAAAAGATGGGCACTGGAAGACAGGCCCAGGTAGCCGCAAGCCTGGGCAAATGCATACGCCTGGGCGCGGCGCATGACGCGGGTGTGTAGCTTCGCGGCTGGGGTCTGATGCTCGATGCCGGACTTGGCCCGTTTCACGGCCTTGGCGGTACCGGCTTCGTCATCCTGCTCTAGGACGGTCGCCGTGATCAGGCAAGCGAAGTTCAGCAACCCCTTGCCCTGTGCCTCCGCCTTGCGGGTGCGTGCGGCGGCATCGGCGTCGGCGACCACTCGCTCGGACGGATCCTTACTGCCAGATCGCTTGCGCTGCTTGGCGGCTCGGTGATCAGCCTCGGCAATGAACCCAGACTTCGCCGGACTGATCGGCTTGTAGAGCCAGGTGATCCGCAGCGTGTGCACCGACATCGGCGGATCCTTGACCAGCGGTTTCATGACGCGGCTGGCCACCTGGGCGCCGATGAACCCTGTAGTGCCCCAAGTGATCGAGCGACCGTCGCCGTGCTCGTAGGAGTCCTTGGATTCCTCGGAACCCGCCGGCCCGGCCGACGACCAGAGGATGACCGGGGTACTCTCCCCGTTGGCGTGCAACTCCTGATAGAGAGCGCGGTCGCCTGGGTTGTATGCGCAGCGCACCACCCTGACCACGTCGTCGCCGGTCATCAAGGTCACCGGTCCCGCGCCCGTCGCAGGAATGGGCCGAAGCAGATCGGGGATGCGGGTCGCCAGCGACTCCCGCATCGCCGCCGCGCCACCGTCGGCCTTGACCTCGGCCGAGTCGGCATCGGACGGCGTCGAGAAGGTCATGGTGATGTACGACTTACTCGTGGCACCGCCCTGGCCGGCGTACATCTTGACGCAGTCCTGCAGCATTTGCTGGGACAGTGCCGGCGCGCCCTTGTCCAGGTTCTTGTCGATCTCCCGCTTGACGGCGGGATAGGCGTCGGGAGCGATCTCCATCGTGATCGCCAACTGCTCCAGGTCAGCCTCGTTTCCCAGCGACGCCTGCCACTCGGAGAACTTACTGTCCTGCTGGTCGGAAAAGATGGCATCCGCCAGGGCGGCGCCGTCTGGATTGGCCTGCATGTTCAGTACGTGATGGCCGACCTGCGGGTAGGTGATCAACGCATAGCTGTGCCCGAAAACATCTTCGGCCTGAGTGAGTGTCGACTTCGCACCCACTCCGGGCACCGGCCAGTCACCGATCTGCGTGATGTGTCCCGGGATGTAGAGATGCCCGCCCGAGAGTCGCTGCCGGAACCAGCCCCACCGCTCGACGGCCTCCTCCAACGGGCCATGGTGATGGTGGTCTTTCCACAGCGCCAGGAGGAAGAAGAGGCCCGTGAGCGCGAAGATCCCCAGCCCAACTGGGCGACTGATGAACACGGAGAAGATGACACCGAAGATCAGTCCCACGGCAACAACGGCCGAGCCAAGCATCCCCAACGGCCCGAACCCTCGCGTTTTCGGCCGCCGAGGCGAGTTGTAAGGCAGTTCGGTGTCGGGTAGGGGCTGATTCAGGACAGCGGTCATGACGAAAGGTGCCTTTCGGGTTGGAAATCAGGTGAGGATCAGGCGGCGCGGCCGGTCGACTGCATGACGACATACGTGGTTGCGGCACCGGCCACAGCCGAGCCGACACCCTTGCCGCCAGCGGCGGGTGCAACAGCCGGCGAGACCAGACGCAGCGTTGCGGGCAGCGCGAAGATCGCCATGAGCATGACGGCGATGCCCCAAATGCACTGCAGGATGCCATTTCCCGCAAGGCTCGTGTCGGTGCCCATCAATCGAAACCCGGTCGCGTAGACGATGGCCGCAACGAACGGGTAGATCGTCCAGGCGACCAGTGATCCGGCGGCCGTGCGTAGGGATTCCTTGCCGGTCTCAGTGTTGCTGACCGCCACGGACAGCAGAATGGTCCCGGTCCGCAGGATGATGATGCCGGCCCGGAAGATCATCACGCCGGCTTGACCAACGGCGACCAGGGCGCCGATAAGCAGCAGGATGAACAGGATAATCGCCGAGGTGACCCCCTGACCGTTGGAAAACAGTGCGGCGAGGTTCTCTGCAAACTTCGTTCCAAGCGTTGATCTATCCAGGATCCAGGCTGCTGACTCATGGATGATGACGAGCGTTGAGGCAATCACCGGCACGAGCAGGCCGGCGATCAGGAAGTACCGCACCAGCAGGGCGATGATGTCCCTGAACTCCCCGCCACGGTTCTCGTACATGGCCCGGACGCAGCCGATGATCACGGCGGCCACCAGGAGTGCCCCGACGAACGGCGCCAAGCTGGACTGCAGGAACGAGACAGCATCAGAAGCGACACCCGTGTCCGCGTTCCCGACGTCGGGATCAGGCATGGACACCCAGAACGTCGCCATGGTCTTGGTGGTGTCGCCGACACCGTTCCTCATGTCATCGATGAACGGCTGAAACGAGCTACCCCAGACAGCCTGCCCCACAACGGTTGCCGGCGCGGGTGAGCAGCTCTGCGGGCCGCCGCCGTTGATGATGTCGTCAACAACTGCCCAGAGGAACGGTCGGTCGTTGCGGGCCTGCAGGCAGGCGTCGGTAGCCGGGTCCAGTCGTGCGACCGCAGCCATGAACGGAGTGACGAAGTGCGTCACGGTGGCAAGCATCAGGACCCTCCCCAGGGTGTGTATATGCGTTTCGGGTCGGCCGCGGCGGACGCGGCGGCTGCGGTGTCATCCGGGACTACTTGCCAGTCGTTGTCGGCCCATGTCACGTCCAGCACGCGCCCGGCTTGGTGGGTGTCGACCCCGTTCGAGGCGGCCAAGCGCACCACGACGATCGCCTTGTCGGGGGTGTATGACTGCCACCGGTAGCCGCTGAATCGGATGTCAGTGACACCCTGGGCCGCTGCCTGCTGCACGAGGCCCGTATTGGCGGCCTCCTCAGCAAGTCTGGTGACCGCCGCATAGAGCGCGCCCTCCGGCGTCCGAGCAAAGCACCGCCGCGCCTGGGTCGGGCCGGCCGCCGGTGAGCTGGGTGCAGCCATGGCGCCCACCGGGTACCAGGTGGTGATGTAGGACTCGCTGAGTACCTGCTCCGGCAGGAACTCGATCGGATCCTGTGGGGGGCAATCCACGGCGGGCGACGGCATGGCATCACTGGTGAGCGTGGACTCGGCAGGTGCAGTGGCCGGCGCCGGGGTCGACCCGGTTCCTGTCACCAGTGGCTTGCCCGGCGGAAAGAACACGATCCAGATCAGGCCCGCGATGACCACCACAAAAAACACAGCGGTGACGCCATAACCGACCGGGCCGTGCCAGCCGTCCACCACCCTGCGGCGCCACGTACGTCGTGGCGCCGCAGGTGCGACATCTACCGCGGTCCTGAGCTTGCTCATCCCGCGGCGGTCCAGATGATCCCGACGAGGGAACCGGCGCCCAGGACGCCGCCGAGACCGGCCAGCACCTTCATGATCTTGGTGCCGCCCGAGCCGCCGCGGTTGTCTTCACCGATCATCAGCATGATGAACGCGGCGATCAGGGCGATCACCGCCACGATGCCGCCGATGGTGATTAACATTCCGACGATCTTGTCGACGGCGGCATTGACCTTCGCCGGAAGGTCGGCCGCGCCCGGATCGGGCGGCGCCAGGGCGAGTTGGGCCTTCGCAACGAGTGTGGGCAGTGACATTCGGGTCCTCCTGTGGAGTGGTTGTTGATACTCCAGGGACACTAGCAGTCGGAGCGAAGGGCGGTCAACACCGGTCAAGGGTGGACAAGAGCGGTCACTCTAAGGGATGGTATTACCCAACCATCAACTCGAAGGAAGTGACATGTCCCTGTCCCATGGTGTAGGGCCTACCGGCCTGCTGCTGACCACGGCAGAAGCTGCGGAGCAACTCCGGATCACCACGCGCACGCTCAGACGCTGGCGCAAGAAGGGCCTCATCCCGTCCTACAAGCTGGGCCGAGGTCGAGTTCGGATCCTGCAGTCGGACGTCACCGATCTACTGAAAGCCTCGGAGGAGAAATGAGCATTCACCAGCGCCGGCCCGGAAATGGCCCCACCTGGACGCTACTTGGTGTGGAGGGGCTCCTGATCGGCCTCGTCACCTATGGCGTATTGCACCTCGGACACTGGCTGAATACAGCGGAATGGCTCCCCGCGAATCCCGCGAAATGGGCCAAGCTGCAGCCGACGCCATGGGACGAGTGGGGGATCGTTCATACAGCGCTGGCGATCGGGCTCGGGCTCGCATTCGCCGCTCAGGTAGTTCTCGTCGGCATGACCATGCGACAACGACGCATAGCCCAGGATCACATCGACGCGCGAGCGAAGCTCATGGGCGACGGCAAGGAACTGACCCTGAAAACCGTCCGTGCCAAGAATGCCAGCGCGAAATACACCACCGGGGTTGATGTGGGCCTGCCGCTCGGTAAGGCGGTCGCCACCGGCAAGGATCTCTGGGCCGACTGGCGCTCGACGGTCATGGCAGTCATGAACCCCGGTGCGGGTAAGACCTCGGCGCTGGTGATCAAGTGGGTCCTGAAAGCGCCCGGCTGGGCGTACGCCACAGCCAACAAGCCTGACCTTTACGTGGCGGTCCGCTACGCCAGGGAGCAGAAGGGCCGGTTCTGGTGCTTCGATCCGCAGAAGGTCGCCGAGGTCGAACCCACCTGGTACTGGAACCCGTTGACCTACATCTACGGACCCGGCGCCGAATGCGCCGCCGACGCCGACACCAAGGCCACCACCCAGGCCAACATCTTCGCCGACGCCGCCCGGATCATGGACGCCAAGACCGATGGGTTCTTCGAGCCCGAGGGGATCAACCTGCTCTCTGGACTCCTACTGGCAGCCGCTATCGATCGTCGGCCGATCACCGACGTCGTGTACTGGATCAATAACCCCGACCAGGGCGGTGTACCTGTACGGATCCTGCGGGATGCCGGCTGGGCACTGTCCGCGTCCAACGTCGACTTCGGGTTCCACCTGAATCCGGACACCAAGCGGGGCGTCTTCGCCAACGCCAAGCGGGTCATCAACTTCCTGTTCAACCGCCAGGCGTTGGCCTGGATCGTGCAGGACGGCCCCACCGACATGCGCCCGCAATTCGACCCGCACCAGTTCGTCCGGTCCCAGGGCGACACGGTGATCAGCCTGTCCGAGGAGGGCACCGGCAGCCTCGGGCCGCTGGTCGCGGCGCTCACCGTCGCCATCACGGAGGCCGCCCGTAGCTATGCCAAGACCTGCCCCGGCGGCCGGATCGACCCCACCGGCGTGCTCGCCCTGGACGAGGTCGCGAACGTCGCCAGGATCAAGCCACTACCCGACTGGTTCTCCCACTTCGCCAGCCAGGGGTTACTCTGCCTGGCCATCTTCCAGTCCCTGGCACAAGGCCGCGCGGCCTGGGGCAAGGACGGCATGGATAAACTCTCCGGGGCATCCACCCACCGGCTCTACGGCCGCGGCATCGATGAGATGGAACTGCTGGAGAAGCTGTCCAAGATCGTCGGTCCCTACGAGCGTCGCACCTACTCGACCGGCAACAGCACGCCATCCGGCATCTTCACCACCGGCGGCGGGCGAGCCTCCAGGTCACTCAATGCCCAGTATCACGAAGTGCCGATTCTCAACCCATCGGACATCGCGGCGCTGCCGGAATGGCGGATGATCGTCCACTACGGCGGTGGCCGGCCGGTGCTCACCAAGATGGAGCCGTACTTCCTTGATCCCGAGATGGACGCGCTCGTGAAGCGGTCCATCGAGATGTACGGACCCCGCCCGGCGCTGACCGTATGACGCTCAAACTGACCGTGACGGACGGCGGCCGGGAGACCGTCTCGCTGGCCTGGTCGCGGGAAGCGACCGACCCCGGCATCCCATCCAGTTACGTCGTCCACCGGTGCATCCCGCCGGCTCCGATGGAGCGCATCGCGGCCGTTACCTCCGGTCGGAAGTTCATCGACCCGAACTGCAGACCGAGCACCACCTACGTCTACCGGGTCGCCGCGATCGGGCTCCTCGCCCCCGAGGACGACCTGATCACCGTCACCACCCGGCCGCCGACGGAGTACCCCAACCACACTGAGTTCTTCCACGCATACCTGTCCAGGATTTTCGCGCGGGACGAGTTGGGACAGGGCTACCGGTGGTGCGGGGACTGGGCCTTGCACCCCGAAGCGGTTGAGGTTATCCAAGCTCTGTGGCGCGCCTACGAGGCTCACCGACCGCCGGATGACCCACTGGTTCCGTCGACCGAACGGGCCGTGTGGCTGACTGTTTACGCCTACCCGCTGATGGAGAAGTTGTGGGCGGAGGGTGGCGGCTTGGCCAGTTGCAGCCAGCACCCCGATCGACCCGGTCAGCATGTGAACTTCCCACCGCTTGCCGGCTGAACCGGACAGCACAAAGGCCCGATACCAGGGGGGTTGGTATCGGGCCTTTGGTGTGTTGCCCCGGGGAAGGGGACTCCCTGACGCTACCGGATTACTGCGTCGGGCGCAGAGGTTTCCGCGACGCCTGCTGGGGCGCAGCGATGGTCGGAGTAGCAGTCTGCGACGGCAGATCCGCTACCCGCGGCTGGGTCGGGGTACCCATCCCTGAGACTGCGCCAATGGCCTCGGCCTGCACCTTGTCGTACGCCGCGCGAGCGCGCGCTGGGTCCGGCACCGGCGGTGTATCAGGACCCAGGTAGGCGCCCACCACGACCGATGCCTCGCCCTTGCCCGCCAGCTCGCCGATCTCCACGTCACTGAACCCGGCCTGCTGCAGCCGATACCGCTGTGGCTTGCTGATCGGGTCCATCGCGTTCTCCCAGTTGCGCGGATCCCCCGAATATATTGGCGCGTCCGAGCGCGCTGGCGCCGCGCGGTATTGGTACGCAGCCCCCTCCGTCGGGAGGGGTGGCGACACCTGCGCAGTGCCATTGACAACCGGCACGGGATGAATGCCGGCGGCGTGCATCTTGCGGTTCTGTTCCACGACCTGGGCGTCGCTCAGGAGCGGGCCGCAGTCCATGACGTGGTCCAGTTGGGCCCGCATGTCCGCGACATCGGGCGGCGTGTCAACCATGTGGTCCGGGTCGATCCATGGCGCTTCGGCATTCTTGGCGGCGGCCTGGGCGGCGTCGAAGGCGGCAAGGTCCGCGGCCTCCTGGCGAAGCTGCGCCCGGCGTTCCAGCCCGCCCAGGAAAGCGTCGGCCTCGGCGCCATTGCTGACGCCGTACGGCCCCACAACCTTGGACACAACGGCCTCGTACTGCCCGGTCTGGATCGGCGGCAGGCCGTAGTCCTTCGCGGCCGACTCGAAGTCCAGGATCATGTCCGCCGCGCGGTCCTGCCGTACCGCGGCCAGGGTCTCCCGATCCAGCGGGAGGCCCACCTGCTCCGACAACTTCTCCAGTCTCTCGATCTGGTCCGGGGTTGCCGGCGGGCCGATACCGATCAGCTTGGCCTGCTCCCGTACCGACGCGCGATGCGCCTGCTCCATGCGTCGGGCGTCGCGGAAGAAGTCCCGATCGATCAGGTCGAGGCCACCACTCTTCGCCTCGCCCTGTCCCTTGGTCTTGCCGAACATCTCGCCATCTCCTCCGGTGTCCGCGGCAGTGTCGTGTTCGATCGCCGTCCGTTCATTCCGTGCTGTCTGCATGACGGCGAGCATCGAACCCGTCGCCGCCAGTGTGGTGCCATCGTCCATCACTTCCGCCGCCGGATTCGCGTCGTCCATCCTGCCCACCTGCCTTCTCGTTGCGACTCTCAGGCGTTGCACCTGATGCAGTCGGTACAGCTCCAACATCGTGTCGGCGAACTGGCGGAACATGATGCTCCGGCCGCGTTCTCCGCTGGGATCAAGGCCCTGGACGAAGAGGCGGGCACCCGCTCGGGTCAGCAGCGGAGCGCCCTCCGGCAGCACGTGCGGTTGCGCCCAGGCGCCCGCGTCCCGACTGGCCGCCGCCAGTTCGCCCGGCACCTCCTCCAGCATTCGGCTGGCTGCCGCGAGGTTCGCCGCCAGGTCGTGAGACAGGTCCGCGAACGACGCCGGAGTCGCCTGCTGCAGGGCCTCGGCCAGGTCGTCCGGGGTAACCTCCGTGCCGCCGTCCGCCTGCTGCTCCTGATCCTGTCCGGCTTCGCTGCCGCGCCAAGCGTGCTGTGCTGCGACCCGCTGATTCGGGGTCCCCGGCCAGCGGCGGCGAAGCTGTGGCAGGGTCAGATCCTTCGCCAGCTTCCCACCCGCCAGCCAGTCCTGCCGGGTGCCGGCAGAGGTCGGCAGGGCCACCGAGTAACCCTTGACGAGGCCCTTCTCGCGAGGGAAGGGCGCGATCAGCAGGCCGTCGTCCTTGACCAGCTTGATGAACTCCACCTCACTGCGCGCCTGCCCGGCCAGCGCCCGGATGTCGCGCTCCAGACGCACCCGATCAGCCTCCGGGCGTCCTTCCTGCTCAGCCCGCTTGATCTCGCCGTGGGTGTACGGAACACTGCCAGCACCGATGAGGGCGAGGCGGGTCTGCAGCACTCCGAGGCCGTACTTCTGTTCCAGTCTGGTCGCCACCCCGGAGGCCCGGACCATGTCGTTGTAGAGGTTCACCTGTCGGCCGTTCTGCCGCACCAGGCTCATCGCGATATGGATGTGATCGGCGCCGGAAGCGTTGGCGCCATGGTTCACCGCGGTCCAGCGCACCGGACTCAGGTTCGGGCCGGTGAAGCGCATGCCGTCCATGAAATCGTTCGCGATGTCGTCCCACCGGGCGTCGGGAATCGGCCCGTTCTCCCGGCTCGCCGACAGGGTCACGTGGTAGACGTGGCCCTTCGGCATCACCTTGCCGGTGGTCTGCTGATAGAACCGCAGATCGGCGGCCACCTGCTGCGCGAGTTCCTTGTCCAGGTGCCCCTGGTACCGCACGGTGCCAGCCACGATCCGCTGGTTCTCGTGCAGATTCTTGTCGTTCGCGAGGTAGTTGATCAGACCGCCTGGGTCACCCGAGCGGCCCACGATCTTCACGATCAGACTCATGGCCTGAGCATGACCACGAGCAGCATGCGCCAGCTTTCACAGGGCCACGACGTCATGTACCCACCCTCATCCCAGCACTGATTGCAGTACAGGTCGTACCGGCCATTCATCAGTGGCTCGTGCATCTCGATCAGCCGGTTCAGTGCTGCATTGGTCGACGTGGTTCTGGCCGCCTCCCAGCTTTTCCTGGCGTTGGTGAGCCGCTCGGCGCCCTTCTCCTCGGCGTCGGTCTCGGCCGCTCGTTCTGCGGTCGTCTTGATCCTTGGCAGGTCCGCGGTCGCCACCCACTCGCCGTTGACGAATGCCACCGGATGGGTCAGCACGCGATGGTTGTAGAGCCCGGGGATTTCCGGAATCGGCTCACCGGGATCGCTGGGCCAGCCGCCGCACGGGCAGTGCTCCGGCAGTTCGGGAGTCAGCATCCGAGGTACTTCGCGATCCTCGCGTTGCGCTCCTCGATGGAGTTGTGGACGTTCGCCCAACCGTTCGGGTACCAGCTTTTTTCATCCGCGAACATGGCGATCCTGCGCAGGCTTTCTGACTCCTCGGTGAGGATCCGACGGATGCCGTCGACCTCCGCGGCCATCGCCTTCGGGGCCTGCTTCGGAGCGTCCAGGGCACTGGAAATCAGGATCTCCGGGATGCCGATGTAAAGCTCGTCCGAGAGTCGTTGCAGCGCTTGGAGTTGCGCCGTCGTGAGCTGCACACGCACCCGATGGGGCCTGCCGCCGGGCACGGCGGGCTGCTTGTGGCGCTTCGGTCCCTTGGTCTTCGGCTTCGTCATGCGGTTATCCCCTCGGTGTCAACTACAGCGTCAGATTCCCACTCGATCCTCGCCCTGTCAACTCCGCATCGGCCGACTAGGGCCGCTGCGGAATATCCTGCCCAAAGTGAGGCAGGCTAACTACCGGGGCACGGGCCTGCTCGGGTAAGTAGGCTCCCTGGGTAGGACTTCATCGCACGTATCCGACGGCTGGCCAGGAAGTGACCGGCCGTTAACTGGGAACACTGCCCGCATGGCCAACGCTGACCTGACCCGTTACCCGACGCTGTCGATGCACGATCCGGTGGTGATCACGGACGGTGGACCGTGGGTGATCCACGACGTGGCGTGCGCGGTGTGCCGCCGGCGGAAGGCGATCCTGGACATCGGGCACGGCCGGTTCCTGCCGTGCGGCCCGTGCATGGGTGCGGGCTGGGAGTTGCGCCGGCGGCGGGTCCGGCCGGTGCGTTGGCTGGGCCGGATATGGCATTGGCGGTCCCCGCTACGGTGAGTCGGTGAACGAGTCCGATGACGGGTCCGAGTGGTACTGCCAGCCGACGATGGCGGCGATCTACCTGTGGGGGATCGCGGTGTTCATGGCGCACTGGAACGCTGCCCGGCGTGATCCCTGGGCATAACCTGTCGCTATGTCGATGAGTCGCGGGGACCTGATCGAGTATCTGTGCACGCAGCAGCACGCGGCCCGGTTGGTGAGCCTGGTTTCGTCGGGCCGATCGGTGAACGGCTGCCCGTTCTCGGCGCTCCGGGATGCCGACAAGGACGCCGACCGGGCCGGCCTGGCGACGGTGCTGGAGGAGTTGGAATCGCTCGGTATGTTGCGCCAGAAAACCCCGGCTGCCTGACGGGGCAACCGGGGTTTCGGAGCGGCACGCCGTCCCTGACGTGTCCGATGTCGAGCCTACTGCGGTGGGTCCTCCACATCGAGACCCAGCATCTCCAGCGCGCGCATGAGTGCGACCACCCGGACCCGATCGCCCTGGGGAATGGTGGCCGGGTACTTGACCACGGCGAGCAGGTTTGCGATGCGCAGCTCGCGGGCCATCGGCGCCTCGGGGACGACGTACTCGGGTACCGGCTTCGGCTTCGCGCGGGGCAGCGGGTAGGGCTTGGCGGTCTCCATGAATGCGCGCTGACAGGCGATCTGAAACTGGTACTGCGCCTGGAACAGGTCGATGTCGACCTGGCTACCCTCGCGGGCGCTGCGCCGGTTCGCCCATGCGGAGACGGCGCGGTTGAGGTTGGCCTGGGCCACCTCGACGCCCGAAAATGTGTCGGCCGCGACCTGCGGGAGTAGCGCCCGGCAGTCGGGGCAGATGTCCGGCCGCAGGACGCCGACCGGGTCGGCCAGGTGCGCACTGTGCAGACTCATTCGCAGGCCGCCCAGAGTCCCTCGTGGTCCTGCTGGGCCTGCTGCATCTCGGTCATGTAGTCCGGTGTGCGTTTGACCGGGTACTGCTCGTAGACCCATGCGTTGCCGCTGCGGATCTGGTAGTCACCGAAGTCGACGGTGTCGGTTGCGGTGGTGATGTCGCCGGTGTCCAGCGGAACCTGCACGTACCGCAGGAGTCGGCCGTGCAGGTCGCGGTAGTCGTCCTTGGCGTCACCCTGCTGGGGGTCGACGGTGAGCCGCACAGTGGTCCCGGTGAGCAGCGCTCGGGCAGCGTCTTTCGACTGCGGCCCGTAGCACTCGCCGACGATGCCGAGCCCCTTGTTCTCCAACTCGGGGGCGTCGATGCCGAGCGGCCGGACGGATTCCTTCTCACCCCCGACCACGACGGTGAGGGTGTCGCCGTCGTAGACGCTGACCACCGGCCCGACGAGCGGCGCGAGTGGGTCGGTGGTGAGCGGCGGTGGGTTCGCCGGCGTGTCGGCCAACGTCACTGGTGACGATTGCGTCGCCTGGGTGACGGGCGATGCGGTGGTGGCCGAGCTCGTGGCCGCGGACGGCTGAGCCGGCGCAGCCGTCGAAACTCCGGCCGTTGTTGCACTGGTGGTGGTGCTGGTTGTTGCGGTGCCCGGCGAGACGGGCGGCGGCGGGTTCGGCGCCGTGCAGGCGGCGGTGCCGATGATGACGACGGCACCGGTGAACAGCGTGGCGACGATCGTGCGGGGGCGGTTCATGCGTTGCCTTTCGCCTTGCGGTCGATGACGTCCTGGGCGGCGCAGAGCAGGGCCGCTGCGTGGAGCAGTCGGTCGGGGTCGTCGTACAGCTCGGTGAAGTGCGCGGGACGCCATGGCCACAAGCCTGGTCGGTGCATGACCAATGCGCTGGCGGAGTTGGTGAGCGCGACTTCGCCTTCGTGGTCGTCGTGCTCGGGGGTGTAGCCCTTGGCAACCTGGCGACGGCGGATGGTGGCAGCCCTGGACAAGCTGCCGGTGTCATGCAGGAGGTCGATCTGCATGCCGACGACCTCGTTGATCCGCTGGGTTGCGGTCCGCAGATCGTCGGTCAACTCGCCCAGTTCACCCTGCGGCCGTCGCCTGACCTGGGCGAGTTCGCGCTCCAGTTTCGTCGTCGCCGTTGCCATCTCCTGGTTGATCCGGTTCGCGTTGGCGAGTTGGCGCAGGGCCTCGTCACGATCGCGAACCAGTGCGTGAACCAGGCCGCCGACCGCGTCGATGATGGTCGCTGGATTGGCGAAGTCGACGGGGTCGTTGGTCACTGGGTGACTCCGGGTCCGCGGTCGAACTGGGCTCGGAGGCGGTCCGCGATCCGCCGCTGCCGGCGGTACCGGACCCTGGCGACGGTCGCAGTGACGGACCAGGCGACCAGCGCGATCCACCAGATCAGCAGGAAGATCGCGTCGAGCGCTTTCAGCGGGCTGTAGCCCAGCGCGGCGATGCCGGCGGCGACGGCGCCCATGCCCAGCAGGATCCACTTGCCTTCGGGACGGCGCCGGGTTTTCGGGTGCATGAACCAGGGATAAAGCGCCGGGAGGAACAAGAACACCGTGACGGTGAGGAAGGCTTCCATTTCGTCAGTTGCTCCCGAACGGCGAGGTGAAAGCCCGGATGCGCGGGCCATCCTGGGCCAGGACGTCGACCAGGGTGGTGATGACGCGCTGGGTTCGCGCCGGGTTGTTGGCCATCACGATCTCGGCGGCCGAGGTGAAGGCGTTCGCCTCGCTCTGCGTGTCGCCGGTCGCGAACAGGGCGACCAGGGTGAGGGCCTCGCGCTCGGGTCCGGTGAGGTCGCCGTTGTCCATCGGGATGATGCCCTGCACGCTGCGCCCGGTGCGCTCGTAGAGTTTCCTGGCCTGGATCGCCGGCCAGGCGGCGGAGCGGGCGAGGCCGAGAATCAGGGTGAACGCATCGTCGGGGGTGGTGGTGAGTTCGGTCAACAGCCTGCTCGCGGTGTCCATGTCACCGGCACGCCTGGCGATGACGATCCGGAACATCTTGTCG